GCGATCTTTTCCGACCTGGCGCTGAACTATACCGAACACAGCGAACTGTCCAGACTGGCGCAGCACTACGCCAGCGAGGGCCCACCCGGCCGTCAGGGGATCGGTCCCCGTGAGGGCGAGGGCCCAGCCGGCCGTCAGGGGGTCGGTCCCCGTGAGGGCGAGGGCCCACCCGGCCGTCAGGTCGTCGGTCCCCGTGAGGGCGAGGGCCCAGCCGGCCCCGAGCGCCTTCGTTTCGCTCGAAAACGGAGGCTCGAGGTACCGGGGGATCGACCAGGAGGCCCACACGGTTCACCTCACACGTTACACGTTCTTCTGATAGGTTGCCGCGTGCCAATCGTAGTTGCGGTTGGTGCCCGCGCTCTGCTGGAGGGTCACCTTCCAGTCATTCTGTGCCTCGTCCGCCGGGGTACGGATCACGGCCGCCGCCCCCTGCGCGTTTGCATACGTCCCCGAGAAGATCTCCTCGTAGCTGCCGGTGGTCTTCACCTTCGTGTAGACCCGGACCGTCGTCACGTCTCCTGCCGCCATGTTCGTCAACGAGATCGTCACCTGGAAGACCGCGTAGTCCGCCGTGTTCGCATAGACGGTCTGCTCGGTTCCGTCCGCGGGCAAGGTTCCTTCGCTCTCTTGTACCAGGCTCATACGTCACCCTAAGCCGATGATCGAACAATCGAACAGCCGGTCCGTCGCGTCCGTGATCGAACACTGCGCCCGCACCGCGAGGCGGGTCCCCGACGGGACCACCATCGGGATCGGAATGTAGTTAGGGGAGATGTCGTCTTCACCTGCTGACGCACGAAGCACCCGGTCTGACCAAATCGCCGTTTCTGATCCGCTGCCCCCGACCCCGACGTCTACCCGCCAGTCACACGCCGTCATGGCGTTGTTGTTGACCTGCACGCACAAGATCAGGGAGGTATGCCGTGCCGACGTGGAGCTGGTGATCTGGGTCCAACTTCCCTTCGTGTCCGCGGTCCCTCCCGGGTCGATCTGCGTTCCCGAGGTCGTGCTGGTGGTGATCCCGTAGGCGTACGCGCTCTGATAGGTCGGGAGGTTCGCAAAACCCTGCGAGTAGGCGTGCCCGCTCACGTAGAGCGACGGGCCCGAAAACCCGTGCGTACCAGCTTGCATCCGTGCCTTGATGTTCGTCCCCGAGGCAAAGAAGCACGGGAGCTCGATCGTCCGCGCGTGGGACTGAGGGTTCATGTAGATCAGCACGTTCGGCACGTAGACGGTCGACTCGTGCCCCACGTCCAGCAGGAACTGGATCGGGTTCGCGACCCCAGACACCACGTACTTCGAGATCGTGAGGCTGAGGTGCCGGATATGGTGCGTCGCCGTGAGGAGCGTCGACCAGGCTCCCTTCGAGTTGGCGACCGTCCCTCGAGCTAGGGCGGTACCGTACGAGGTCGAGCCACCGATGCCCGTAACCTCCATCTGTCCTGGCTCAAAGATCGGAAGGTCCGACACTAGCTATACCTCCACGCGTCCTCGACGTGGTCCTCAAGCACGTCTCTAACCTCGATCCGCTCCGGCACCGTGACCGTCGTTGGAAAGGCCCCGTCGCTCATGATCTCGTCGAGCAGGTCCACCCGGCCGGCCTTCTCACGTGGGACGAACGCCCGGGTCACCTGATCCCATACCTCGTCATTGTCGGGAGGGCCGACGACCTCCTCCGAGGTGAACCCCGGGGGCAGCGTCCCGACGATCGTCCCGACGCTCTGGAGCTCCCCGGTCGTGTCTTCGTAGACCACGAACCACCGCTCCGCGAACGCTGCCAGCCCGCGCCCGATCGCCCGGCCTCGCTCCGCATGGTAAGTTGCCGCCGCCCTCAAGCCACGCCCGATCGCGCGCCCACGTACGGCCGGTCCGGGCTCGTAGGCTCGAGCTCGTAGACCAATCCCGACGCTCCACCCAAGGTCAGCGCTCACGCTAGCACGATCTCCTCTTCGCTGGTCAGCAGCCGCCACACGCCGTCGGTGTTGAAGATCACCGTGAAGTTGGTGCCGTCGGTCGTTCGATCCGCGAACTGGACGTAGAACATCAGCGGAGAGTTGGTGTCGTCCGTGTTCTCCCGCACGATCACCCCCGCCGACACCGGCACCTCGACCGCTCCCCCTCCCAGGATCCCAAAGTCGACGTCGTCCGCGTCTAACACGATCTCCTTCGTCGCGTTTGAACGGGTCACGGTCTTCCCGGTCAACAACCTTCTACCCGCGCCCCCGAAGCCTCCCGCGTACCCGTCGACCACGATCTCCGCCGCTCCGGGCCCGTCGCTAACGAAGGTGTCGGTGACGCTCGGAACGTAGCTAGCGTCCACCAACATCATCTTCAGGGCCGTGGAGTCCCAGTCGATGTTTCCGTTGCAGATCCGCTGCAACCCTCCCAGGTACCCGAACGTCGTCACCGCCATGCGTCGAACCCTCCTAAGCCTCGCTATCCACCGAAGCACCCGCCAGCAAATCGAACCTCCAGCCCGCGGCCGGTGGCGATCCAGGCTCGAAGTCATCCGGAGTACCTACCAACGTGAGGCCCGGCCAACGGACCTCGATAACCTGCTTGAGGTAGTCGGGTAGCCTCCGGCCGTCGAGAGAGAGGTCCTTTCGCGCCCTGTAAGCCACCTCGAACCACCCGGACCGATGGACCTGCACCGGGGGAGCGCCTGCCGCGAACGCTGGGTGCAGGTAGATCTCGACCCCCACCACCTCGTCGAAGAACCCCTCCGGCGTCGACGAGAGCTGCCACGCGCGCCCTCGGTCGTCGTACTGCGGGACCCGCTCTCCGGACCTGAGCATCGCCGCCCAGGTGAAGTAGTAGGGCCGGGTACCCGGCTCTGGAAGGGTACGCGGAACCATCAAACAATCTCCCGCCATACGAAGGTGAGCTGACCGCTCTGGTTGCTCGAGGTCTCACCTCCGCCGATCTGTACCTGCTGGGTCACGTAGGACGTCTCTCCCGTGGCGGTAAGGCTACCCGTGATCGTCGCTACCCCAGGATCCGAGGTCGGCATGGCGTAGATCGCCACCGAGGACGCGCTCGTGGTCGGGGTCGTGTACGCTGGGTTAGACGGGGTGCTGGTATCCGCCGACGTCAAGAGGCTCGTGCTTCCTGGCACCGAGCCCGCGGAGAGATAAATCCGCCAGGTGTCGAGCTTGGAGCTCCCACCTAGGGCGGTCACCTCAGCCTTCCACCACTTCTCATAGCTGTTGGCCCCGGCTGCGATCGGATCGTCCACCGGGTCCGCAAGGTTTGGGCTATCCGTTGCCCCCCGGAAGTGGCCGGTCGAGATGTTCGCCGTCTTCGTCTCCAAGGCGCTGTTATACTCGTTGATCTGCACCGTCGCTGCCATGCGCCACCACCTTCACCGTCCGGACCTCCTCAGCGTCGAGGTCGACCCGGAGGATCTTTGCCTGGGTCTCAAATCGATCCGCCACGTCCTGAGCCACCTGCTGCATACCCATCGGTAACCTCGGGTAGAAGCCCGAGGTCCACTGTCGCCAGACCCCGCCGGTCGCGCCCTTCGGAGCCCCGCCCTTGCGTCCACCATCGTACACGTACACCGCGAAGAAATAGCGCTGCACGTGGCGCCCGGGCCAGGCCAGACGGTCGGTCATCTCGACCCCTTCAACGCTCGCCGGGTTGCCTGCCGGAGACCTTGTACCACCTTGGGACGAAAGGCCCGCCACTCCGCCACCAAGCCCAACCGCGGAGGAATCCGCACCTGCTTCCGGAGCAGGAACAACGGGACCGCCTTCTGGCCGGGTCGCCGTTGCATGATGAAGAGGTTCCCGCCCTTCGACCGAATGATGAACGTGTCCGAGAAGTCCCGGGCCCGACCGCGAGCTACCCCGGCCTGGGTCTTGGCCGCCTCGAGCGGGATCGTCAGGTAGCGTGCCCGCCTGGGGCTGATCCGAGCACCGCGTTCCTGGACCGGGGCGTAAATCTTGTTGGTGTAGTACCGCCCGACCAGGTTGCCCAGGCTCCCGCCTCGCACGACGTGGTTGAAGCTGTTCCGCAACCCACCCGTCCGGACGAAGACCCCAGGGCGACCCCGGAGCCTCTTGAGCTGCATCCGAGCGTCGAAGTCCCCGAGCAACCCCCCAAACTCACGACGCCACTCCGAGTACAGACGGCCCGGGACCTCTCGGATCGCCTTGCGGAACTGCGCGTCGTCGACCCGGTTGCCCGCCATGGTCTACACCACCACCAAACGCCGATACGGACGAAGAAGCTCCTTCACCTCGGCCAGGAGCTCGGGGGCCTGGAAGCCCACGGACGAGCCGGCCACCGCCGCGGAGCCGTCGATCAGGAACTTGCGCCGCTCGAACGCGTAGCCCGCCTGGTACCAGACCGCGAGCTCCGCGTCCGGATAGGCCGCGTAGAAGGCCGCCGCGCTCGCCGCCATGCCACCGGTGTAGGTGATCTTGAGGGCGCGGGGACCTGCCGCGAGGTCGTAGGCCGGGATCTGGAGCAGACCGTCGTCCCCGAGCACCGTGTAGTCCGTCGTGGCGAGCTCGTCCGTCGACGCGAAGGTCCAGTCGATGTCGTGCCGGAGCGAGCTCACCGAGGTTACCGGGTAGCCTCGCAGGCCGAAGACCCGCTGTCCTTCCTCCACGTCCAGGTAGGCCGTCCGGGAGGTGCTCTCCACGTACCGATCGAGGTAGGCCTCGACCTGGGCCGAGATCGCCGTCACCAGGTACCCGAGCAAGGTGTCCTCGCCCGAGCCCGACACGTCGAGAAAGGTCTTCAGTCGATCAGCGGTCGTCAGGTCCACGGGTAGGGCTCCACGGAGGCGGCATCATCCGGTGTGACGGGGCACGCAACGGCCGCCACGGTACGAGCGCCTCGTCCTCGACGTCGTCAGCCAATCGGAGGAGAGTCCCCGACGGGTAGATCCTCCCGTCGGGGGTCTCGTAGGTTCGACCAGGTTTCACCCGGTACCATCGCATGGTTTACGGGGTCCCGGTAAAGCCAGACACCTCGACCAGCACGTCACCGAAAGCACCGGTCGCAACCGCGTTGATCGGCTCGCCCACGGCCACCTGGAGCGGTGGCTCAAAGACCAGCTCGACCCCGGCTGCGTTGCTCGCCGCCGTGCACGTAACCACCCCAGCGTAGTTGACCGGGGTACCCGCTCCGTCCTGGATCAGGATCTGCGCCGTCTCCGCGGGCGTTGCGTTGGTCACCTTGAGCCGCTGAATGTAGTGCGACTTGGAGGCCGAGGCCGCCACGACCTCTCGAGCGGTGGTGCTGGTCACGAGGGTCGAGTTGTACCCGTTCATCGCCGCCGCGTCATCCGGCACGGAGCCGACCTTTCGGAGCGCGATAGCCGCCACCCCGTCGAGGGTCGTCCCCGGCGTGCCGACGAAGCCCGAGGCAAAGACGATCGTGTCGCCGAAGGACCCGCTCGCCTTGCCCATGAGGGCCTTGCCAACCGCGATCTGCATCGGGGGGTCGAAGTTGTACTCGAGGTAACCCTCATTCCCCGCGGCCGTGGTCAGCTCCACGTTGTCGAGGTGAACGATCGGCGTCCCCGTGTTGTCCTCGATGCTCAGGATCGCCGCCTCCGCAGGGGTCTTGTTGAAGAAAAGGAGTTTCGTCACGTAGATCGATTTCAACGCCGTTGCCGCCTTGATGGTCACCGGCGTCGTGCTCGTGATGTCCGTCGTGTTCGCCGAGACGAAGGGAGTCGCATCCGAGGGCACCGCCCCGGCCGCCCCTAGCGCCATCGCCGCCCAGCCTTCGAGGGCCATGGTTCCTCCTTACTCGACGCGCGCCGAGACCGTGATGTAGGTCGAGTCCTGGGTAACCGGCAGATCCTTCGCCCCGAGCAGCAGCACGAACACCCCGAGGTCGGAGTTAGCCGTAGCCACCGTCGCCGCTACGCGCATGTAGCGCTCACGGTTCGGGTTCGTCAGGTTGACCGACAACAGGTAGGTCAGGTTATCGGCCGTGCCAGCCGCCAGCGCTCCCGTGGTCGCCGTGTTGGTACCGTCGGTGACGGTCGTGGCCGAAGAGAACGAGGTGTTATCGTCCTCCTGCACGAGCACCGTTACCGCGCTGGTCGCGACCATGTCGCCCATCTGCACGCCCACCAGGAGCTCGTTGTAGCCGTTGATGTCGATGGTCGAGCTGTAGTAGGTCGAGCCCGCCGCGTAGGCGTCGGGTTCGATCCCGTCCACGACCTCGATGAACTTCTCGCCCTGAAACTTCATCGCCTCTGCTCCTTCTGGCCTCCCGGCCAGGTATGGTCTTAGCTAACCGGGTTCGTGGTCGCGACCTCGTCGCACTTCGCGAAGGACTCGTCGTGGCGCACGCCCACGTCGACCTCGAGCTCGGCCTTGATGTAGACCTGGCTCTTGGCGAACGCGTTGCTGGTCTCGGTGCTCGCCCGCACGGTCATGCCGTACCACTGTGGGATCAGGACCTCGCTCCACACGCCGAAGAACGCGTAGGTCAAGGCCGAACTGGTTCCCTTGGTCAGGGTCTTGACGAGCTGGTTGGTCCCGAAGAACGGGTAACCCAGCATGTCACGGAGCCGAGCCTCGCTCATGATCGGAGGCACGACATAGGGGCCGTTGTACGGGGCCACGTCGCCGGAGTCCGCAGCTACCCGCGTCTTGCGGAGCAACCGCCAAACCACCCGGTTAGAGATCCAGGCCGCCGAAGGGTCTTCCACGTCGGCGTAGGAGTCCTCGACCAGCCCGGCCATGTCGACCACCTCGTCGAAGTCCAGCAGCCCGCCGTTGGTGTCGATGGTGTGATCGTTGACGCTCGCCAGGTTGGCGATCCCGACCACCGGGGCCACGCCCGCACCGTCGCCGATCAGGACGCCCTGGTCGAGCTTCAAGGCGAGACGTTTCGCGAAGTCGGCCTCGATGATCTGCTCGACCGGCTGGCTCGCGAGACGGATCAGTCTCTCGGGGAAGATCGACATCGCACCCAGCCGGTGCGGGACGAGGCTCAGCATCCCGACGGTCATGGTCGAATCGGTGATCGCCTCGGTCTCACCTTCCCAGTAGGCCTTCGCACCGCCGGTGATCTTGGGCCACTGTACGGGGCTCGACGTCATACCCGGCAGGATCCGGGCGCCAGCCTGGAGCGTCACCGCCCGCTCGTCGAGCTTCTCGATCAGGTCCGTCATCAGCTCCGACGGAACCAGGTAGCCACCCGAAGCGTCAAGCTCCGTGGAGGCCGCCTTCGCCTCGCCAGGGTACCGACCGACCACGGAGTGGTAGCGCTCGGTTGCCTCCTGGAGGATCCGCTTCTCGTAGCCGTCGCCCCAGTCGTTCCAGCGGAGGCCCTTCAGGATCCGCACCCAGGAGGGCTTCCGGTTCTTGACCTCGTCCTCGAGCCCGGGCAGGAGGCCCGAGGGACGTTCCTTGATGCCGGCCTCGAGGTCGGTGACCTGCTTCTGCAGCGCCTCGATCTCGGACCGAAGCTCGGTGTTCTGTCCGTCGCACGCGTCGAGCCGTTCCTTGAGGCTCGTCTTCATCTCCTCGATGATCGTCTCGATCTTCTCGATGGCCATGGGGTTCTCCTCCTCCCGTAGCCGAGAGCTTATGTCTCGTTCTGATGCTTCGTGTCGCCTCCTTTGAGGCTCGCCTGCATACCAAGCAGCAGGTCGTAGATCTGGCCCTCGTCCTTCTCGGGCTCCGGTGCCGGAGGGGCAACCGCGCCGGACAAGGTCCTCTCGAGGCGGTCCTCGAGCGCCGCTAGGCTGTCCCGCAGCGTCTCGAGCTCGACCTCAGCGTCCGCCAGTCTATCACATAGGTCCCGATCTGGTACAGATTCCCCGGCCTTGTTGGTCACCTTGTCGGTCGGGAGCCCCGAGCCCTCGGGCGCGCCGAGCTGCTCGAGCAGGTTCCCCGCCGCGTTGAAGATCGCGTCCTCGTTCTGCTGCGCCGCCCGGCTTCGGATCGCCCGGAGGGCCGACCGGAAGAGCACGATCTCCCCGTCGACGAACTTGGCGAACGGGTACTTGTACCGGGCCCGCGTCTCCTCAGCAGCCTCCATGTCGATCCCCAGGTGGTGCTTCCCGTACCGTGCCCAGTCGGGGCTATCTGAGCTCCCCAGGAGCTTGTTTCCATCCGCCGCGCTAAAGCTCCAGTCGCTCGTCTGGTCGACGTGGCCCCCCGAGATCAGCGCCTTCGCCCGGCTAACCCCGGGTCGGTTCAAGGACACCGCCTTGACGAGCGTAGCCCGGAGCTCCGTAAAGAGGTCCAGGAGCTGCTCGTCATCGTCGTAGGCCAACGAGGCGCACACGATCGGGAGCGCCTCCTGCGCCGTGAGAGCCTTCGCCGCGTAGGCCTCTCGGACCGCGTTAGGGTTCGCCGGTACCGTTACCATGGAAAGCTCGAGCAGGGTCTGCCGGTTGAAGACCCGACCGTGCGGGGGCATGCCCAGCTCGGCTCGCTTGGCGTCGTCGACCTCCTCCTCCCCCAGCGGGATGAAGCCCACCGACGTAGCCCGCATGTAACCACCCGCGTAGAGCCGGAAGACGTGGTCCGCCCGGGGGTAGGTCTCCGCGTCCGCGAACAGGATCGAGAACCTCAGCACGGGCTTTCCGTCCTGCTTCTCGGCCTTCACCTCGAGCGCCTGGCCAACCGCCAGGCCCAGGTAGTCATGGTTCTCGAGGATGATCGGGTTACGCTTGAACTCGTCGAGCTGCCATCCGTCGACCCGGATGATATCCCCCGCCCGGTCGACCGTCTCGTCCGAGCCGACGAAGTCCAGGACCCGGTCCTCCATCCCCTTCCGGTACTCGAGGTGCTGAGCCTCGAGGAGCCGCTTCACGTCGGCCGCCTCCAGGACCGAGCGACCCCGGCAATAAACCCCCGCGTCCTCGCGGAGATGAAGCCGGCCGTGCACGTCCCGGTGCACCCGCCTCGGGTCCTGCTCCGCGATAGCCGCCATGAGGGCCTGCGTTGTCGTCATCTCCGAACCTCCGCTTCACCGGACCGCGATCGCCACGCACCGGCAGTTGATGATCTGTCCCGGAGGTCCCTGCGGATCGGACGGGAACGTCAAGACCCCGTCCTCCCCCAGGTCCTCCATGAAGTTGTGCCCCAGAGGCACCTCGGGGGTGCCGCCCAGGGTAATATGGTCGTCCCGAACCGCCTCGTCCCCAGCCGTCACCCACTGGTGCTGTTTGACCCCCTCCGCCTCGAAGGTCATGTTCCGTACCCCACCCTGGGTCTGCCCGACCTCCGTACGCGCGATCATAAGCGCGCGCCGCGGGCTCGTCGCGAAGTTGAACGCCCGCTTGACCCGATCCTGGATCGCTCCGGGAGCCTCGCCCGCCGCGAGCCCTTGGATGATCTCGTTCCGGACGTTCTCACGGATCGTCTGCGCGACCCGCTGGATCTTGATCTCCTTGTCCCCGAGATAGGTCAACAACCGGGGGTCGGTGAGGTCAAAGGTGAACACGCCCCCGAGCTCGGCCGCGACCTGCTCCAGCGAGAGGCTCGCGATCCGCTCGTACTCCGGCCGCGTGACCTCGGTAAGACGCCGGCCCCAATCGTCGAGAGCAAACAGGATCGCCTCGACCGACGTCGAGGTGAGCACCTTTCGACCGGTCTTGAGCTCCGGCACCTCGGCCGCCGCCCCGAGGAGCCCGTCCCGGGCGGCCTGCTCCAGGAGGTCGAGCTGGGCTCGACGTAGCGCCACCGCCCAGCGACGGTAGACCTTCCCGAAGGCCCGCTCGGTCGGAGCGAAGACCCGCTCCACGATCCGACCCCACGTCGGCCCGCCCAACCGGACCGCGCGTCGGGCTTTCGACGGGGTATCTGACGGGGCATCCGACGGGGCATCCGACGGGGCATCCGACGGGGCATCGCTCGGTGGCGCTTCCGGCGGAGGGTTACCCGGCGGAGGGTTGTCCCCCGTTGGGCCCCCCAGCGTATCAGCCGGCACGAGGTTCAAGGGCAGGTAGCCGACCTCACCCCACGGGTGGGGCTCGAGCCCCGTCTCCAACCTCTCATGGATCTCGTTCAGGGGCACTCCGATCGCGAAGAGCTTCTGCGCCTGGTCCACCTGCTCGGTGAAGATCGCCTGCAGGGCTCGCACCCCGCCCAGGTCGAACAAGGCAAACTCGGGGCCAGGAAGGAGCTGAGCATAGAGCGCCGCCTCCACGAACCTCACCACGGGGATCAAGGTCTTCTCCCAGAAGGCTCGGTTCTGGCTGATCGCGTTCGACTCGATCAGGTTCTCATAGATAGAGAGCTCAGCCTCGGGGGTCCCGGTCGTCGCGAGCACGGCGGAACGGTTCCACCGTCGCTGTTCCATGAAGTCCATGTCCTTCTGCGAGACCCCGACGACCTCCGCATGAAGCCCCGAGTGAGCAACCGCCGTCCGGCTTCGGTGTCCAGGGCCGCTGTGTCGGTCGTCGAACTGCCTCTGGATCCGTTTCGCCTCCTCCTCGTTGAGGGTCTGGTCGGTCGAGAGGATCACCGAGAGCTCGCCCGAGTTGTCAAAGAAGGCCTCGTTGTACCGACTCGCCTTGAGGTCCTGGCGCAGGTCGCTCTCGAGCGGCCCGAGGGGCGTCGAGAACTTCAACGGGTCAGACGGGTTGGGGAACCCGAAGCGGACCACCTGGTGCGGGTCCAGGTTCGCACCTTGCCGATCTGAACGCTTCCAGTAGAGGAGCGCCTGTCGGTTCTGGTCGATGGCGGCCGTGTACGCGGTCGCCGGCTGGACCCAGATCTCCGCCGGCATCTCCCCCTTGTCCCGAGGTGCTCCGCTCTTCCCGAGGAGCACCCAGAACGCTCCCCGGTTCGCGTACATGTGCACGAGCGTCAGGTACCAGAGCCCGATTCCCGTCGTATACGGGTTCGGCCGATCGAAGAGCTCGGTCCACGGAGAGCCCTCGACCTCAACGAGGTCCTTGAGGTAGACCGCGCGAGCCACCCGGTGGGCCGGCTGCGCGTTGATATAGCGCGTCACCCGGGGGCGCCGGCGAACCGCGACCGGTTGCATCCCCTGCCCCCGGACCCAGACCTGGCGTTGAACGACGTGCGCTGCCTCGTTCTGCACGCTCGGAGCCTGCTCTACGTAGACCTCGACCGGAACCTGCGAGAGGTTGGTGGCGATCCGATGCAGCGCCGCGTAGACCCAAACGTGGTTCTCGAACGGGTCCTTGACCCTGTCGCCCCGAGCCTCGCGAAGCCGCTCCGAGAGCCTGAAGTCAGGGTCCAGGTCCGGAACCCCCTTCTCCACCGTGAACACGCCCGGCCTCACGTCACGAGCCCGGGGGTCGTGATCCGATCCTGTCGCTGCTGCCATGCGATGCCCCACGCCATGACCCGGTCGTCGTAGCGTCCGGCCTCCGCTTCGTACCTACCGGCTCTGGTGGATCGAAACGAGAAGCACTCCTCGAGGAGCTCGGGGGAGTTGACCTTCATCCCGGGGTCCCCGTAACCGTCCGGGAGCACGTCGCCCTCGAGGGCCCGCGCCAGGTCACCCAGCAACACGGTACGCGTTTCCGCGTTCGTCGTCCACCCAAAACGAGACGATCGAGACAGGGCCCCCTTGGCGGTCCGGGTCCAGGCTCGATAGAGGCGCCCCCGGGGATAGTCTTCGTGCCGGGGGTCGGTGAGCGAGAGCAGGACCGCGTGGCCATGCTCGTTCTTCTCGACGGCCAGCCGGGCCGTGTGGTATCGGCGGCCGAGGGTTGCCACGTGGTGCGCCAGGTCTCGCGGCCGGAACAGGCCGTGGAGCTCGGCCACCTGCTCCCCGTCCCGGTCCCGGAGCACCCCCGCGCAGGAGTAGTCACCCCCGTCGATCCCATCCGAGGCGTCGACCCCGATCGAGTAGGCCTCCCCCTCCTCGGGCGGGTGCCAGATACGGAGCTTCCCGCCGGGGTAGCGCTCCTCCGCCACGAAAGGTCGGCACCGACCGATGAGCTCCGACAACCGCGGCACGTCGAAGAACGAGAGGCCCGAGCGCAGGAAGCACGTGATCGGGTCCTCGGGGTACTCGCTCCCGAACAGGTTCCGGAGCTGCCTCTTCTTGAGCCGCCTCCACGCGAGCTGCCTCGCGTCCAGGTGTTCGTGGTCCCGGAGGTGCGCCTCCCGCTCCGTGAGCGTCTCCAGGAGCCCCGCCTCCGCGTCCGGGGTCAGCGGCACCCGTAGCGTCGGGTCGTGCCACCAGGGGAGGAAGACGGTAGCCCAGTCGTTTCGCCCCTCCCGGGCATCCTTCCAGGTGGTGTAGAACCAGTCACCGACCGCACCCGGCGTGGTCTCCGCGATCACCTCCCCGTGCGAGGCGGCCTCGGTGATCGCCGCGACCATGCGAGGCACGTCCACCCGAGCCGGCCAGAAGGCGACCTCCGAGAGGTGCGCCCGCTGGTAGGTGGCCCCACGACCGAACGCCGTCTTGCCCGCCGTCCCGATCCGGAACGCGGAGCTGTGGTCGTCGAAACGGATCTCACGCTTGTTGCCCCGCTTCGAGGGGCCACGGTAGAGCTCGTCGAAGGTTCGCGCGATCTCGAAGATCTGGGTCGTGGCGTCCGCCTCCTGGGCCACGGTCACGACGGACTGGTACCGCTGGGTCGCCACCGCCCGGTACGAGCGAGCCTGCTCCCGGGTCGTGATCCCTCCCCGGCGATACTTGAGCACGAGGGCGTGGCGCCGCGGGGTCAGCCGGAACGCGTCCTCGAGGGCTCGGTCGTAGGCTCGTTGGATCGGGTTCTCAACGAAGGGGATCAGCCGGCCGCTCTTGTCCCGGATCCAGAGCCAGGTCTCCTCCCACGTAGGGGAGGTGTACGGTTCGAGCACCTCTACCCCCGCGTCTCATCTTGGAACACGTGCGCCCAGAGAGCCCCGATCAGGATGCCTAGCAACAAGCCCACGAGGAAGTCACCCACCAGGCCCACCTCCAGGGTCGCCACCGGGAACGTCAACCCCACCAGGCTCCTCCGCCGGCTCGCTGGACACGACCTCCCCCTCCAGGACCTCGTCGGTCGGGGGGAGGGGCGCCGCCTCGAGGGGTGGGACCTGGGCACCTACCCCCTCGACCTCACGGTAGAACTTCGCCCGGAGCTCCCGGATCCGCTGCTCCTCGGACCAGGTCGATCTGTTGGTAGGTGAGGGGATGGCCTGGAGCTGGTGCTGGTAGGGCAGGACCTTGGAGAGCAGGTGACGGAGCATGACGTCGTCCGCCATCGCCCGGGCGACGACGTGGCCCCAGAACGAGACACCGTGGTCTTGCTCGTACTTTTCGATCGCCCCGATAAGACGCTGGAACTGCCGCTCGCAGATGAAGGATCGGTCAGCGATGAAGTCGGAGAGATCCCGCGGGGTCGGCTCAGGGGACGCGCGGAGCTCCTCGTTGATGCCCATACCTGCAGGTCTACCCGCTGATCCAGGTTGACACAAGGGCTAATTCGGGGAGGGAGGGGAGTGTCTCATTCTGATACGTAAGATTTCCTTACAGGTTCCTAGGTTCGGAGCTAGGTTCCGTTGTAATCCCTTATCCTGACCTATCTTGATGCTTCGCAGGAACCTAGGAACCTAAGAAAAACCACCTGGAAAATACAGAGAAGATTTGTCTTGTATCTCTACGTGTATAGAGGATATACACCTTCCTAGGTTCCTAGGTTCCTGACCCACGTAAACTCTTACCCCACCCTGACTTCCAACCGAACCTAGCCTTTTGGTTAGGTTCGGCGAAGGTTCCTAGGTTCCTGCCGGAGCCTAGAAGGGTCCACTTTTGGCACCTAGCAGGTATGCGGGACCAAGCCGGTCTCGCTTTGGTCCGGGTCCCAATATGTCTCGTTTCGAGTCAGCACCCAGCCGGCTCGGCCGACCTTCTCCTCGACCATGATCACGACCGCCACCTGGCAAGCTGGGCAGTGGCCGAGGATCCGGTGCTTCGTCTCCGCGACCACCACGCGGGGTGAACCGTAAACCGTGGCGTCTCGTGTCCGGATCTCTTGCATGACGTCACCTCGTAAGGTTGGGACGTGGGTCAGGCTCCGGGCTCCGTGGGTCAGGCTCGATGAACAGATCCAGGGCGACGTCGACGTTCAGAGCGATCGTAGGGATCGAAACGGTGAGGTCGGTGGTGACGCCCCGCGGCACCGGGTGACCGCCACACGTTCCCCGCGTAAGACCACGGTAGCCGGGTAGAGGATGCTCCTCTCGCCCCGATACCACGATCCCCTTGTAGCGGACCTTCCGGACGGTCAGATCGGGGTAACCCCGGGCCGAGAAGCATCGAAGAGCCTCCTCAGCGTCCTTCCTGGTCTGGAACACGTGCCAGCCGGTCCGGTAGATCTTGAGGCTACGGCTGGCGATATAGCTAGATTCCGGGCAGGGAGGACGCTCACGATGCTCGACCTCATCGAGCCAGGCTCCGCTTCGGTAGGGTCCGATCCCGCGGGCCGCGGGATAGAGCTTCCCGCCCTTCGTCTGAAAGAGCTTCCAGCCGACGCGTTCCTCCTGGAGCGGAGGATCGTAGGTTCGTTCGATCACGTTGAGGCACACGGTAGACCCTCCTGGGCGTTACCCGGCTCGGTGACCCCAGGCTCGATGAACAGGCTCCAGGGCGACGTCGACGGTCAGATCGAGATAACCCCGGGGCTCAGAGACCCGCCTCGAGGCGTGCCGCGCAGTCCTCCCCGACCTCGCAGAGGCTGTTGTAGGCCCAGCAGGTCTCGCGCCCCGGCCGCGCCTCGGCCGGCTCCGCGGCCGGCGTCGCGTCCGCCCACGCCCAGAAGCGCCGCACGCGCGCCCGGAGCTCGTCCTCGAAGCGCCCCGTCAGGTGGGCCCGATACTGCACGCACTCGACCGCCCGCCAGCCCGGCCGGGCGTAGACGAGGTCAATTCCGACCCGACGCACGCCGAGCCCGAGCGCGTAGAGGCCGAGCTGGAGCGCCCACTCGGGCGGGAGCTCCTCGATCGCGAGGAGCGAGTAGGGGTCACGCGCCCCGGCCGGGACCGGGCGGCCCTCCCGGTCCACCGCGGCCTCCCGGGCGCGCGCTGCGAGGTCGGGGTGCATCCCGACGTCGACGCCGCCCTTCCAGCGCCGCAGGTAGAGCGGATGCCCGCTCGCCCCGCGCACGACGCCCGCGGTCTTGAGGTCGAGGACCGTGTCGAACTGGAGCCGTGCAGCCTCGAGGGGGCTCCGACTCTGGATCGTGTTGTGCGTCATTGCCGGGCCCAGACTGATCCCGATCCACGGCCCGGGCAGGCCCGAGAGGCCGAGCACGTCGGGCCGCATCGTCAGCGGGCGCCCCTCGAGCTCGCCCCGCACGCGCCAGCCGCTGCCGTGCGCGTCCTTGGGGTCGGGCTCGGCGCCCGGCAGCAGCCGGGTCGGCTCCACGGCCGTCACCTCGCGCGCGAGCGCCTTGAGGCCGCCCGTCCGCCGGTGGCCCTCCCAGAGCTGGCCCCCGAGGCTCCAGCCGCGCACGTTGAGCCGCGAGACCCAGCCCGTGAGCTCCTTGAGGCTCGGGCAGGGCAGATCGAGCCGTTCCGCGAGCCAGCGCTTCGCGCGGCCGCCGAGCACGGCGCCGGCGGCCTGGTAGACCGAGTGGACGTGCTCGCGGGGCCCCCGGCAGTAGAGGCGCCGGCAGCGCTCGGGGCAGCGTTCGCACGCGGCGAGCTTGCTCGAGCTCAGGGCGTCGATCGCGTCGGCGACGACCGGCTCGCGGGTCTCAGGCATCGGGTGTCTCCTCGTTCGCTGATATGTGGTTCAGGCTCGATGAATAGCTCCAGGGCGACGTCGACCCGGTAGCCCTCCTGCCGGCCGCGGACGACCATTTTCCGGTACCGGACCCGCCGGACCACCTCCGCTTCATGCTCCGCGCAGCGGTAGGCCTCGGCCGCTCGGCGGGTCCGAAAGACGTGCCAGCCGAGGTGGTAGGTTGGCTGGCGGCTGACCCGGGTGCCAAAACGGGGGGGCCCGACCCTCTCTGAAGGGTCGATGCGCCCCGCGCGTTCGTGGACCCAGGTACCGATCGGCAGCCCGGCGGGCCAACGTACCGCGCCGTAAAACAGCGATTGCAGCGAGCCGTTCGGCTCCCTGTAGAAGACCTTCCAGCCGCTAAGCTCCCGCTCCTCGGGCTCGGGGTAGGCGGCGAGCACCTTGCTCAAGCACACGGCTCACCTCCGGTCAGCTCCTCGAAGGTCCCCTCGAGGAGAAGCTCCTCCGCCACCTCGACCACCGCCCTGCCAAAGGCCGGGTTGACCTGCCATCCCGTCGCGACCGTTCGTCGGTAGCGCACCCGGACGACCACGGGGGTAAGGTTCACGTAAAAATATGCTAGGTCCTGGCGGTAGGCTAGTGCCGCTCGGAGCTCCCGGAAGACGTGCCACCCGGTTGGGTACTCTGGGCCGACGGCGGGGATGGTATCCCCGGCGTTCAGCACGGAGAGGTCCGCGTAGCTACGGTAGCCTGCCTCGTGGAGCCAGACCCGAGCTGGGAGGGCCTCGTCGCGCCGACCTTGCATCGCCAGGGTGTAGGTGTCGCCCCTTCGGGCTACCACCTTCCAGCCGACCCGTTCCTCCATGACCGGCTGAGCGTACAGCCGTTGCAAGCTGGTCAGGCACACGGTTCACCCCCTGAGCTATCTCCGACCTCCTCGACGGTCCCGTCCTCGAAGCTGTATCGCCCCTCGAGGTAGATCTCCTTCGCTACGTCGACCCGCCGGGAGCCCTGTAGACCCTCCGCGACGATCCTGCGGTAACGAACCCGGTGGATGGGGCAGGGGTTCCAGGCCGACTGAAGCTGCGCGTGAAGGGCCTTCGCTCCGTCAAGGTTGGTGAAAACGTGCCACCCGGTCGGGTACGATACGTCGTTGGTGATGCGGATCGCTTCCAAACGCGCACGGATCCGGTAACCGTGTTCATCGACCCAGACCCGCGTAGGGACCTCCCTGCGGAGCCCCGTTATCACCGGGTAGCCTCCGCGCGCGAAGACCTTCCAGCCGGTCCGCTCCTCCTCGAGGGGCGGGTCGTGGATCTCGTCGACCAGGCTCAGGCACACGGTTCACCTTCTGGTTCACCTCCTGGTTTGCCTCCTGGTTCACCTCCTGGTTCACCTCCTCTGGCCGGGCAGCGGTCCGCGGCCCGGCAGAGCCGGTTGTAGGCCCAGCATCGCGCCCCGGCCTCGACGGTCGGGCACGGGCCGGCCAGGGAGCGGGCCGCCTCGAGGTAGCGCCGCACGATCACCAGGAGCTCCGCCGAGGCGACGTCCCAGCGGTAGGACGCGACGTCGACGGTCCGCCAGCCTCGGCCCACGACGACCGCCTCCACGCCGACGTGGTGGGTGCTGCTCATGGCCGCGTAGAAGCCGAGCTGGTCGTGCCAGCCGGGCCTCCCGACCGGCGGGCCGGGGAGCTGGTCCCCTCCGAGGTTCACCCCGCCGCGCCACCGGCGCACGTAGCCGCCCGGCACCGAGGCCCCGCGGAGCACCCCGGTCGTCTTGTAGTCGATCACGCGAGGTGGACCCTCGCCCTTTGGCGGTACCCCTGGCCCGTCCAGCAGCCCGTCGAGCCGGGCGGAGAGCACGTAGGCCTCGGCTCCCTCGTCTCGGGCAGCCCGCACCTGCTCGCGCACCTCCTCCTCGGTCCCCGACCAGCCGAGCGCGACCGCGGGGCCCGCCCTTCTCAGCGCCCGCCAGGCTCGCGGGGGGTCGGGGTCCCTCACGTCCTCGCTGAGGAGGGCGTCGTAGGCCCCGGACCGGAGGTAGGCCTGGTAGAGGCGCTTCCCGAGCACGCGCGCCTGGGGCAGGATCAGGGGTGAGATCCAGGCCACGTCCTCGTCCCGCTCCGGCAGGGAGAGGTCAAGCCGTAGGCGCCTCCGGAGCAGGTCGTCGAAGATCACCCCGGCCGCCGCGGGCAGGGAGCCGATCTGGTCCTTCCCATACTCCAGCAGCCGCGGCCTCAGCGGGCAGCGCTCGTGGTCCCGGAGCACGGTCGACGAGAGGGGCGGGGGTGTCCAGGTGCCGGACCTATGCAAAGGCTCGCGCGGGGCGTCGGACGTCATGGTTAGGCCTCCGGTTAGTTGAGCAGCCTCGTCAGGGCCGCCCCGACGAGGAGGTAGAAGACCGCGTGAACGATCGTGTAGAGCGCGAGCCCCTGGTAGGTGACGTCGGGCGGCAGGAGCTGGGGGCGCTTCTGGATCGCCGAGAGCACCAGGCCGAAGAGCCAGGCTCCGCCGACCGACACGAGCAACACCGCGAACACGTCAAGCATGATGATCCCCCCGAACCAGGTCCCACGGCCAGCTCCCCTCGAACCGGATCCCCCGGTCGTCGAGGTAGGCCTCCGCGAAGGGTTTTCGGCAGGTCACCTCGAGACCTTGAGGAAAACCCCAGACCTCGAGCCAGCGTCGGATCGCTCGGCGTCCTCGTCGAACCCGCGCCCGGCACGAGCAGATCACCACGCGGTCGTAGGCCAGGAGGGCCGCCCGGACGAACGCTCCTGCGAGAGGTACGGGCGGGTCTGGGATCACCGCGGGGTCGGCGAAAGGTGTCTCGAACCGGTGCAGCACCCCGTCGAAGTCCAGGCAGAGCACCCTCTCGTTTGGCCTTGCCTCGGTGTATCGTTTTTGGAACCATCGAGCGAAAAAAGAAGAGCGGTCGCTCGAAAACCCTACGTTCATCGGCGCGTCTCCTCTCGGTAGTCGAACCAGCCCTCCCGCGCGAGGTAGTAGCGGGAGCGGACCGCGTAGGCCGTGGTAACGTCGACGAGCTGGTACCAGTCCCCGTTAGCCCGGGACCCCTGCTCCTGCTCGGCCAGGTAGGCGAGGGCCGCGTCCAGGTTGGCGAACGTCGCCAGGAGGTCGTCGATCCCGCCCTTGGCCCGGTCGTCTCGCCCACCGAAGAGCCAGTAAGGGTGACGAACGCGGGCCATCGGGCGTACCTCCTGGGATCTGGGGCTAGTCTACCTCGGGTAGCTCTCCTCGTCCAGGAGCTCGCGCAGGACCGACCGGAGAAGCTCCTTCACCGTCTCGGTCTGGATCGCTGGCGTCGCACCGTAGGTGAGCCTTTGCACCCGGGCCTCACCTGGGGTCGAGATCGGTGGCAGGGAGCCCACGGTAGCCGACGGGTAGCCCGTCGGGTAGCCCGTCGGATAGCCCGTCGGATAGTCCGTTGGGTTCGCCTGGGACCCCTGCTGGTTCGCCCTCCCCGGCACGTAGCCCCGAACGCCAGGCCGGGGCACCCAGTTGTTGGGCTTCTCCCCGAGCTCCTGGTAGTCCCGTCCCGCTCGGAGGCAGGTATTGCAGATCCGAAAATCCTCCAACCGCTCCCGCGGGTGCTTCGGGAAGCCCTTCCGGGTGGTCTCCTGCCCGCAGGTCCGGCACCGGATCCGCTGGTAGGTCTTGGCCGGTTGCCTGGTCCTCCGGTTGGTCTTCCGGCTGGTCCTCCGGTTGGTCTTCACCCCCGCCTTCTTCGTGCGGGTTGTCTTGCTTTGAGCCATGGGTTTCCTTTCGGTAGCGCCGCCCTTCGCAAGCAGACGAGCCGTCAGGCTGTTAGCCCGTTAGAGCTCGATCGGCCTCGGGATCGGTCGGTGGAGGCGCTCGACGTGCGGGATCCGGTGCAGGTCGTGCCACCATCGGATGGGGGCGCAGGGGCCCCAGTTGAACCAGAACGTCAGCGCCAGGATCATCCACCAGGACATCGGTTAGCCTCCTATCGAGGAAGCGGCAGGGGGGCCGAGGTAACCCTCGTCCGGGTCCACGGATCGAGCGTATAGCCCCCCTGCCTCCATCAGCCCGGCCAACAGCCCGCGTCGGAACGCGAACGGCCAGATCAGCAACGCGCCTGTCCCCCCGCTCGCCAGGACCAGCCCGATGAGCAGGAGCGCGGTTCCGAGCTCGATCATGGTCCCCCCTTTCGGCCAAGGACCAGGTCATACCCGACCTCGTGGGCCAGGGTCAGGATCACGTGGAGCCGCCCTCCCTGGCCCTGCTTGAGGCGCCAGAGGGTCGTCCGGGAAACCCCCGCCCGACGGCCGAGCTCGGTCGCCGTAAGCCCGAGCTCACGCCCCCGGTCGAGGATCGCCCGGACGATCCGTCGGGTCGCTTCGGCGGTCGGCTTCATCGGACCGGCGTCCCCACGGCAGCCTGCACGGTCTCCCGGATCAGGGCCGAGGAGCGGAGGTAGGTCGCCTTGTCGAGCGGGTCGAGCGCCGCGTCGGCGCGCACGTAGGCGTCGTGGCGGTCGAGCACGGGGCCGAGCACCCCCTGCAGGGCCTCCGGCTGGACGCCGACCGGGCCGACGCACGAGGTGCAGACCAGCAGGGCCGAGCTGACCAGGAACGCGCGAGCATACCGCCTTAGGCGGGAACGTTGTCCCAGGTTGGAACGCATCAGGTAGCCTCCGGGGTCAGGGTCGAGAGAAGGGTCGTCAGGGCCACGTCGAGGGTAGCGCGGGCCACGGTCAGCCGGTGCTTCTCGGCTAGGAGGTGAGCCTGCGCCAGGACCTCCGCGTAGAGCTCCGGCCGGCCGGCCGCCCGGGCCAGGTCCGCGGAGATCGCCGCCGCGTAGCGGGCTACGTCCTCCGCCGCCCCCGCCTCGAGGGCCGTCAGGGCCGAGGTTACGGTGTTGGCGAGCGTCACGGTTGCACCTCCGTCTTGGGTTGGGTCAGGACGTCGGCGATCGCCTTGTCGATCGCCTCCTTGGTCGCTACCGAGGGCGTGGCCGGCTTGATCCCCTCGTCCTCGCTCGAAACCTTGCGGTCCCGGGCCTGCAGCCCGAGGCCGAAGAGCGCGAGGGCCGCGAGCACCACCTCCCAGTCGATCGTACCGTCGGTCAGCAGGCTCCGGAGCTGGGTGGCCAGCAGGCCGACCCCGCCGAGCCAGCCGGCGAGCGTGGTTCTCCAGGACTTTGACATCGGCCCTCCTTCTAGGTGGTGTAGGTCTGGTTATTCGTGTTACCGGTCCACGTGATGGTGGTGTACGGGATGGGGTCCTTGATGATGCCCCCCGTGGCGGCGCGGTCGCACAAGCCCCGCGCCAGGCTAGACGGCACGAGGAGCCCGCCAGCGTCTCCGACGGGGGTACCTGGTACCGACTCGACGGCCATGCCAAAGAGGAGCGCCGTCAGTTCGAAAAAGGGAGCACGCGCACCTCGGCCGCGTCGATGTCGCCCGAGGGCACGAGACGATCTCTCGCGACGATCTTGACGACCCTTTCTCGAGCTTCCTGCGGGCTGGTCGCGAAGACGATCAGCGGGAACTTGAGGTGCTCGACCAGCCGGGCCTCATCACCCTCGAACACGTAGGCCACGCCGAGGTAGGGTATAGGGGTCTTGGTCTCGTTTGACGCCGTCATCTTTGAGCCTCCTTGGCGGTTCGTTGTAACAGATCCGTGACCGAATGTCGAACCTCATCTCGTTCATACGGTTCCGGGTTGAAGGCTAGCGCGAGGTAGACCCGCACCAGGAGGCGGATCGCCTCAGCTTGAAACGCCTCGAGCTGCTCCACCCGCGCCTGGAGCCTGACCTGGTGCCTGTCCACGGTCAGGCCTCCCGTCGGTGGGCGAGCACGGCTAGAAGGGAGTCCCGGAGCGAGCCCGGGAACGCCCCCGACCGCTCGACCCAGCGCAGGTAGTCCGTCGGGAGCCGGGAGAGGGCCATGCCCTTGTGCTTGCCCGTGGGCATCCGGAAGCCGATAGCCGGGGTCTGGGCGAGCTCTAGCAGGCCCCCGATAACGTCCCCATCGACCCCGCCAGGGTTCTTGAGTGCGTAGGCGCCGAGGAGCTGGTCGAGCACCCGCTGCAGGATCTGCACGTCCTCCCCCGCCCGGTGAAAAGTCGGTCTGGTCGGAGGGTCGGGAAACATCGCGTAGTAGAGTGCCGGCAGGCCGTGCGCCTCGAGGTCCGGGAGCAGGTGCCGAGACAGGTTGAGCGTGTCGAGCCAGCGGTCGGGGTCGCTCACGTACTCAGCGTCCCGGTCGGCCCCGAGCCGGTAGAGCTCGGAGGCCACGAAGTCCCGGTCAAAGGGCGCGTTGTGAGCGACCATCGTCCGACCGACCAGCATCTTCGCCACCTGAGCCCAGACCGTCGCCGGGGGCGCCCCGGTGCGGGCCAGGAGGCCCCGGGTCAGCCCGTGAACCGCCGCGGCACCCGGCGGCACGTCGACGTCGGCGTCGATCGTGACGTCGAGGCTCTCGAGCGTGCGGGAGTCCCCGCCGGGGCGGGGCTCGATCACCCGGACCGCGACCTCGACCACCCGGCAGGTAGCGGGGTCGAGCCCGGTCGTCTCGACGTCGATCAAGGCGAGCTGCTCGGTCATGATAGGTACTCCTTCTCGTAGCGGCGCAAAGCGTCCCGGAGGTCGGATCGACCGAAGGGCTCGGAGGCCAGGTGCTGGATCGAAAGCGCTCGAATCTCGCGCAAGAGGTCAAGCTCCTCGGTGGAACCAGGTTTCGTCTTGAGGCCACGCGTGGTCTTGAGGTCACGCGTGGTCTCGAAGCTGGGCTTCGGCCAAAGGTGCGGGGGCTGGATGCCGGGCCCCGGCCAGGGGGTTGAACCCGACGAGGCCTCCGGGTCGTGCACGAGCGGCGGTGGTCCGACCGCCGACGTGCGCTGCTCGACGAGCGATCGGAGGTCGAGCACCTCTTGGTCGAGGCTCGTGAGCTCCTGGTCCAGCCCGTGGACCCGCTCAGCGAGGGCCGCCAGGTCCGCGCCGAAGGAGGAGGTGTAGGCTGTTCCGGCCTCGGCCTCCCGCTCTAGGTTCGCGCAGCGCACCCCGAGGTGCGCCCACGCGTGGTTCACCAGGTCGAGCAGGGACTCATAGAGGTGGTGATCCTCATCGTTCCCAACGCTCGCGCGCCCCTGGAGGAGGCCCCGGATCCGTTCCGTCTCGGCTACCCAGGCATCGTCCGGTTCGGTCTTGACGTTGGGCTCAGCCTCGCCGTGATCGACCGGTGGGACCTCGGACGCCTGCAGCGGTTCCCCGCAGGGCGGAAGCACGCGCACCACCTCGACGCCGTTGGGGTCGGCGTCCTGCGTGAGGTAGGCCCTGAGGTAGGTCCCCTCCGTGCTCGCGAGGGCCTCGACCCCGGGGCCGTCCAGCAGGAACCAGCGCTTCATGATGCACCCCCCAGGTTCCAGACCGTAACCCCGTCGATCGGACGGGCCAGGCCCTCCGGTCGGCAGACGATCACGTAGAGCCCGTCGAGCTTGACCAGGTGAGCCAGGAGGTCCGCGAAGAGGGTCGGGTGGAGCTCGGCTGCTTCAACCACGAGAAAACGCTTCTCGTCGGTCGAACGCTTCTCGTCGGTCGAACGCTTCTCGTCGGTCGAACGCTTCTCGTCGGTCGAACGCTTCTCGTCGGTCGAGCCTGTCCCTCCGAGCGCGTACAGGGTCAGGTAGGTTAGGGCCAGGACCTGCTCGCCCGCCGACAGAGCGTCGAGCGTCCGGCCGCCGACCGAGATCCGGGCCGCCTCCGCGTCGACCTCGAGCCGACCGAGCCCGGGGACGTCGATCCCCGAGGCCTGGCCGAGGGCCTGCCGCTCTACCTGGGCGACCAGCTCCTGCCGGGCCGTCCAGCGCTCGTAGGCCGCCCGGGCCGCCTCGAGGGCCCGGAGCGTGCGCTCGACCTGCTCGGTCACGTGCCGCTTGCGCGAAGCCCTCTCGCGCCCCTCCTTGAGGCGGTCCTCGGTGGGCTGGGGGTCCACGACCGTCAGCTTGGCGAGCTCGCCCTCGAGCCGATCGAGCTCCCGGACGGCCGCCTCGTGCCGAGCGAGCTCGGCCTGGTAGGCCTCGTAAGCCTGCCGCGCGGCCTCCCAGGTGCTCCACGCGGCCTCTGCCTCCCGGGACGTCCGGGCGGTGTCCCGGATCTCCGCGAGCTTGTCCCGGACCCGCTGGAGCTCCTCCCCTACGTCAGGGAGCGCGGGCGGGGCGGTGCCGAGCACCGACCACGCGGTCGCCAGGTCGGAGACGCTCTGGAGCTTGGCCCGCTCCCCTCGGAGCTGGTCGCGTCTCGCCGCTAGGTCCTCGAGGTGCGGCTCCCACCGCACGGGACAGGTCACCATCTCGCTGATCGGGCAGATGGTCGGGGCCTCCGTGACGCCGGCCCGATCGATGGCCTCGTCGAGGTTAGCCAGCTCGGCCGCCAAACGCTGCCGAGCGTCCGTAGGGTCGGCCTCCTCCCAGCCGAGGTTACGGCAGGCCACCAGGAAGGCCTCGCGGGTCGGGGCCTCCTGCTGGGCCCACGCGGTCCGCTCCTCCTCCCGGGCCCGGTGGGCCTCGTTCGCCGTCTCGAGCGCCTTGAGCCGCGGCGTGAGCTGCCGGACCTCCTCGTCGAGCTCGGCCACCGATCGGGTCGGCTTGGCCGGCTCGTCACCGGGCGGATCGACGCGCAGCGGTGGATCGAAGCGGAGCGTCTCGAGCCGACCCTCGAGCCGGGCCCGTTGCTCGACCTCTCGTCGAAGGGTCGCCAGAAGCTCCTCGAGGTCGACCAGGTTCGGGGGGTCGGGGCACGTCCGAGCCTCGGCCTTCGCGGCCTCGTGGGCCTGCTCCGCGGCCCGGAGCCTCGCGCGTACCTCGGTCACGTGCCCGGTCACGTCCTGCTTGAGCTCGGCTGGGTCCGTCGGGGCGCCCTCGTACCGCAGATCCTCGGGCAGCGTCACCGCGTCCGGGGGGAACGTCTCCAGGAGCCAGGCCCGCCGATCCGCGTCCGAGCCCCCGAGGGCCTTCGCCAGGTCGAGGGTCGCGAGGTGCCGGCCGAGCAGGGCCTCGAGACGGGCTTGCCCCTCCTTTAGGGTCGGAGCCCTCACGTCGTCGACGACGAGGATCTGCTTGCCCGGCTTGTCGTTTCGGGCTGGTTCGACGATCCGACGGACGGTCCGCTCGGTAACCTCCGGAGCGTCGGGAAGTTCCTCGGTCCACGAGAGCCAGACCTCGATCGGCTGCTCCAGGTCACGGGCGAGGGCCGCGTAGGTCGAGCCGGCGGAGCGGTTGCCCCGGATCGGCACGTAGCCGAGGAGGAGGAGCTTGAGGGCGTCGAGCCGCGAGCTTTTGCCGACCCCGTTCGGGCCGATCAGCAGGTCGAGCCCGGTGAGCTCCTGGACGAAGTCGACGGCCTTCAGGTTCGAGGCTCCGAGGCGCAGGTTCATAGGTTTACCTCTCGTGCTAAGGATGCGTGAACGAAGAGCTTTTCGAGCCGGGGTTCCTGTTCGTTCCGAGCGTTACGGATGCGGGTCGTCGTTGGGAAGGCCGCCAGCTCGAGGAAGTCGGGCGGGGCCACGTACTCCGAGACCACGACCAGGTTACGGTCGCTCCACGAACGGACTACCGCCCAGAGCTCCTCGGTATCGATCGAGTTGAGCCCGCCTGCCGGGGTGCAGTTCAGGTAGGGCGGGTCCAGGTAAACGAGGGTACCCCTGGGGGCGATCTTCCGGTAGTCAACACAGGAGAAGCGCACATCCTGGCAGGTCTTCATCTTCCGGAGGAGCGAGCTCCGAGCGGTCGCAGCGTAGTTACGGACGGATAGATTCCGGGCGTAGCCCCCGAAGAACTTCCCCGCGAACGAGCAGCCGAAGCCCACGAAGGCCGTCATCGGGTCGAACGGGTCCTGGACCTGCTTGATCCGGTGGTAGGTCTCCTCGGTCACGACCGACGGCGGATCCCACCCATCCTGCAAGGCCTCGTAGAGCGTGATGAGCGGTCGGCAGAGATCCGAGGCGTACCGTTCACCGGCCATCCGATGCGTGATCCAGAGGCCCCCGCAGAAGGGCTCCACGAACGGACGACCGTTGCGAACCCGTTCGAGCTCGACCACGATCCTCGGCCCGACGCGAGCTTTGCCGCCGAAGTATTGCACCTTACGCCCCCTAGGCTCGATGCTTGGTCACGACCGGCAGGTCCTCGCGGACCGCGTCCGGCGAAACGACGTAGCTCTTCCGGGTCCACGCTCCCCCTCGGAGCTCCTCGGTCTCGACCCAGTAGCTCCCCTTCCGCCGCCCTCGCTCGACCCTCCGGACCAAGACCGCGGGGCGCCAGGCCCCGTCTACGTAGGCCCAGACCCAGCGACGGGTGCCTGTCATAGGGTGCTCCCCCGGCAAGAGGCTGCGAGCAGCCGTCGTACCAGCTCGAGCGCCGTGGGGACGGGAGCGTCGGTCGTTGGTCGGTTCTGCCAGATCGATCGGGACTCCTGGAAGTTGGCGCATCGTTGCGTCTCCACGACAGCATAGGGACATGGGCCATCGAGAGCCCAACGATCAAACGCCGCTACGCCCGCTGGGTGGTTGGAGGCGTCGTATCGCATGAGATCAAGACACAGGTCCTCCGGGACCTGGCCCCAATTGGCCGACAGTACCGCCGTTGGGGCAGGTAAACGTGTATGAGACAGGTCGGCCCCGGACAGGTTGGCCCAGCGCAGGTCGGCCCCGGACAGGTTGGCCCCGGACAGGTCGGCCTCGGACAGGTCGGCCCCAGACAGGTTGGCCCCGGACAGGTTGGCCCAGCGCAGGTCGGCCCCGGACAGGTTGGCCCAGCGCAGGTCGGCCCTACGCAGGTTGGCCCCGGACAGGTTGGCCCCGCGCAGGTTGGCCCTGTGCAGGTTGGCCCTGTGCAGGTTGGCCCCGGACAGGTTGGCCCAGCGCAGGTCGGCCCCGGACAGGTCGGCCCAGCGCAGGTTGGCCTCGTTGAAATTACGTCGACCCGACGTATACTCCTGTACGATGTTCATGAGGCCCTCCTCCCTCTTCTCATCGCAGCACCCAGAGCGAGACCGGCGGGGTGATCTCGCCTCCCGGGGCCACGAGACGGAGCGTCGCCTGCGTGATCCGCCCGATCCGAGACCCGCCTCGCAGCACCCAGCCTTGGGGGTTCGGGGTGCGTCCCTCCGTCCAGGTCCAGACGGTCCGTAGCTCCTCGCCCGGAGGGGGCCGTACCCCGAGTAACAGGAAGAGCGGATAGCGGGTCAACAGGTCGTAGAGCTCCCACGGCAGGGAGCCTCGGTGCGTGATGGTCACGCCGTAGAGCAGGTTCGGGGGCTCGAAGCGCCTCCACACGGTGCCCCCGGAGCCGTCGCCCTCCTGCACCTCGAGGTGCCAGGCTGGGATCACGTTCAGGTCCCCAGCCGGGGCCACGTCCACCGGGAACGCCCAAAGGGTCGCCGTTTGGTGGCGCAGGTCGAGCAAGGGGCCGCTCGGATAACCGTCACGCTCCGGGAGCCAGTGGCCCGTGAGCAGCACGAGCCGGGGCGATGAGCCGGGCTGCGCTAGCTGGGGCTGCGTCAGGTTGGGACGCTCGATCGGGTGCGCCACCGGTGCCGCCGGGTGCGCCACCGGTGCCGCCGGGTGCACCACGAGCCGCGTAGCCCCGTCGAGCAGGGCCGCGCCGGCGAGCGCGACGAGAAGCAGAAGCAGCCCCTCGAGGAGCATCGACCTCCTGGGTCGGTTGGTGTTCATACGTCGTCCCCCAACAGCGTGGTCATGAGGGCCTTCGGGAAGAAATCGTTGAGCACCTGGTCGGCCTTCGCCGCGGTCCTCGCGTAGCGGGGCGGGACCCGCTGGAAGACGTTCGTGACCTGGCGCTCCAGCACGTCGATCACCTTCCCAAGCTCGGCCCAGAGCTCCTCGGAGGCGGGGGTGCGTCCGGCTTGGACGTCGTCCAGGATCCGGTCAACCCTCGCGATCGCCTCGTCCAGGTTGCGTAGCGGTCGTCTGCTCACGTCGTGACCTCCCCTATGGTATCACGGTTGGAACATGGCGGGGTTGGAAAATTGGCTCAGGGTCCTACCTCGGAGCCCAGCCGTCCCGCCTGATAGGCCTTGCAGATCAAGGTTTTCTCACGCTGCACGTCCGAGAGGTCCTCCAAGAGCACCCGGGTTATCTCCCGGTACTGCTGCTGCGCTCTATCCCATTGCCGGACGACTACCGTCCCGCCCTGAATCTTCACGTGAGCGTTGTTCCCGATGGGGACGTCGTCCCCCTCCTGGAGGCCTCCCTCCACCGCCGCCTCGATGCGCTTCCGGTCGTAGTGGTACCCGCTCCGACCCTCGTGCATCGCCACCGCCGCTTCGACCATCTCGTTGTTCGTCATCGTTGCATCTCCCGCGGGGTTAGGTTTCGCTCCTCGTCTAAGACCCTTATCGTCCCTTCTCCGGCGGAACTGAAGGGGAAACCGGCCACACGTACGGAAGGTTCGAAGGCTCGGTCCAGCCGAAGCGACCGTACCAGACCGGGTTCTTGTTCAACAGGTTCGAGCGGTGAGACGCGTGGAACGTAGGATTCCCGAGCCAGGGCGGGAAGACCGTGAAGCTTCGGCGCAGGTAGGCCTGCTCAAGCCGCCACAGCGTCACGAGCTGAGCGTCCCGGTAGCCTCGAGCCCTCCACTCCTGGCACACGGCTACCCCGTAGCGGACCAGGGCGCGCTCGTGCCCGGCCCACATACGGACGGCCGGGTGGTGCCGCCAGCCGACCGAGTGCCCGAGGAGGGTACGCAGGATCTGGATTACCTCGAGCCGTTGCTTCCCGAGCCGCTGCCGATCGAGGCACCGGGCCGAGCGCGCAAAGTGGGGGTAGGGCAGAAAGGTGTTCATTTGAGCCTGGCCTCGGCCCGCCGGGCCTGTACGTTGTCCGGTCGGTTGACGTCCCACCCGTTGAGCACGTCCCGCCCGTAGGGTAGGCCGAGCTTCTCGGAGCACTCGGGCCCGATCCCCGTCACGAGGGAGTCGGGGTGCGTGAGCTTGCGGTTGCAGCGTGAGCAGCGCTTCGCCAGCCGGACGTTGTATCGTTTCGAGCCATAAGGCAGGTCCAGGAGCTCGCTCTCGGGAAGTGCCTCATCGGGCAGCACGCGGGCGAGCTTCTCGAACAGGCTCGCGTAGGCCGTGAACGCGGGGGTCAGGCAGCGCTTCCAGACCGCGACCCGGAGCCGGTCGCTGGCCTCGAACACAAAGCCGAAGCTCTGGTAGTCGTTCTCGTTGTCCGAGCCCGAGAGCAGCGAGAGGATCCGCTTCCCCGCGAGCGGGTTTGGCCTCTCGGGGCTCGACTGCACCGTCTTGATCTGGAACGTTCGGTGCTCTCCGGTCTCCGCGTTCTCGACCGTGTAGGTTCCGTTGAACAGCATGGTTTGGGTCTCCTGCGGGGTTAGGTTTCATCTAAGACCCTTATCGGTCGGCGGAGGGACGACCTTGAGAAAAGGTTGAGCCCCGGGGCGGGCCGGGGCTCTGGCGGGGCTCTGGCGGGGTTGCGGGATCCTAGTTGAGCTTGTAGAAGGCTGCGAGCTCGCGGGTGGTGGCCTGCGAGTAGCGGCCTCGGAGGTGCAGGGGCTCGTCTCGGATGGTCCGCGTCACCGCGTTGTGGAGCCCCCACACGGTACGGGGCCGAACGTCGCTCCAACCGTCCTCCGGCTGGAAGTAGGTGGTCGCCACGTGAGGCAGCAGCCGATGCGGGAGAGCCTTGCGCTCGAAGAGCCGGAACAGACCGGCCCGGGCGAGCACGTCCGGGAGCTCCTGGTGCTCCATCCGCGCGATCCGCTCACGGAGGCGGTCGTCCGCCCCTTGCCAGCGGTCGAGCCCCTCGCGTACCTCCTGGTACAGGTCAAGGCCGGTGGTGTGCTTGCGGTTGAGCACCAGGTTCGCCCCGTCGAAGCACAGGTTGTCACACACGAAGACCCTCGCCCCGGCGATGATCGAGATCGCGAAATCCTGCGCGTTGCTCGACCGGAAGCCAATCGAGGAGCCGAAGGTCCCGGTCCCCGTCTGCAGGTCCGCGACCCCGAAGAGCTTCACATCGGGGTAGACCTTGTGGTCGAGGGGATGCGTCACCGAGCCCCCGACCGCGTAGCGCCAGCGATCGATCCTGAGGCCTCGTTCCTCGAGCCCCTTCTCGAGCGCGAGCACGACCTCCGCGTGATGCACCGGACGGTGTCGGGGCCCGAAGGGTGGGGGAACGTCCATGGAGAAGATCTCGGATCGCGAGACCTCTCGGCTGTCACGGTGAGTTATCAGGGTTCCGCTCATGATGGATGCTCCTGCGGGGTTGGGTTGTAGGACGCTCAGCGAACCAGGTACTGCGCGACGTCGGCAGCCCAGAGAGCGGCGCGGAGCACGAACCAGGTACCGAGGCAGGCAACGGTCGTCCAGGTCGCGAGCTTCCAGGGTAGGTCGGTGAGCTTCATCGTTCGATCTCCTGCGGGGTGGGTTTCTCGTCTAAGACTCTTATCGGCCGTCGGGGGGCGGGGCTTTAGGCCTCGTCGAGAATCTTATCGGCACGATCATTCCTCGCGCGACCTCCCCGACCGGGTCACCCAGGTTGTCCACCCCCTGGCCGAAGACCAGGAGCGGGCCGTCGGCCTCCAGGTCCAGGTCCACGAAGGAGGCCCCGGCCTTCTCCAGCACGGTCACGAGCTGCTTGAGCAGGTGGAGGTCGAACCGCGCGTGCGTACCGGTGCGCCCGAACTTGAGACGGATCTTATCCAGGGAAGGGAAGGTCAGACCGGGTCGATCGGTCACGGTGACGCCCTCGTCCCGGAGCCCGAGGCCCAGCTTGAGCTTGCCCTCCACGAGCGTCACGGCCGCGTGCTCCAGCGCCGGCCGAGCTTGACGGCCCCGAGGTAGGTTCTTGACCACCTTCTGGGCAGCTTGGAGCGGGACCACCACGTCGGTCGGCCCCGCCTCGTCGTCGGCCTGCGGGTGCTCCGTCGGCTCGTCCCGGGGGTAGGGGGTCCGGACGAGGATACGACCGTCCGTCGACCAGACGCCGTCCTCAGCGAGGATTAGACCAGCGGTCGCGTAGCGCCCGTTTTCGTCCGGCGCCACGTGCGCCGTCAGGTTGGCCTTCGAGAGCAGACGAGCCATGGAAGACTCCTTTCCGTGGGGTGGGTGTCGCGTCTAAGACCCTTATCGGCCGTCGGAGGACGGGGCTTGAGGTAAAACGATGGAAGAACCCCGCGGCGCGTGGTTGGGGGAAGGTTGCCTGCACGTGAGCCAAGGCGGGACGCACCACGGGGTCAGGTTGTCGTAAGCTAGGTCGTAAGTTAGGTCGTAAGTTAGGTCGTAAGTTAGACCATGCGCTACGCTGACTCGAAGTACCGACCAACCGTCCGCCGCTCCGCCGGCCGGTAGCGGTCGAGCCAGGCCCGGGCGTTCGGCGGGTCGAGGAGCAGGTCGGGACGTGGCTCGGTCAGGATCCAGATCGGGACGCCCGCCTCGACCCACCGGGAGAACGTCTCGAACTGGGCCGGGGTGAGGCGCCCGTTCGGGGTCTTCGTCTCGACCCACCGGTGGCCGTGCGCTAGATGAAAGCAGTACAGGTCCGGCCAGCCAGCTTGATACAGGTTACCGTGGCTCTTCTCAACGAGCCACCCGTCCGCCCTTAGGAGCCGGCGGAGCGGGTCGGAGACCGTGAGCTTCTCACGCTGGACCATGCCCCGAGTCTACGTCAGCAGCCGGTCGAGGTCGATCCCCCGCTCCTCGAGCTCGGCCACGATCGTCCGGTAGATCGACGCCACCGTGCCCTCGCGCTTGCCCCGGGCCACCTCGTGCGCGTGCTCCCGGATCACGAAGAGCGCCAGCAGGGCGTCGAGCCCCCGGAGGCTCCGCTCGTGCACCAGGGGGTCGGTCGTCTCGATCCGGTACGTAGTAGCCGCCTTGACCCGGTACCCAGCATCCGGTCGCCCGACCGGAGGCGTCGGGATCCGCAGGTCTGATCGAGGTAGCCCGTCTACTTCTCGGCCCACGTCGTCATCTCCTCGTGCCAGTCCATCGCCAGCAGTGGCACCGTCGCCCGGTACCGCTCCAGCACCTCGTTGACCACGTCCCGGAGCGAGACACCCGGAGCGCGGGCTACCATGACCTCGTCGTGCACGTTGAGCGGGCGGACGACGAACGGGCTCACCCCGACCGGCTGCCGGTCCCAGATCCGCCGCTGGAGGGCCTTCGTGATCTCGGCCCCGGTGGACTGGATCACGTGGTTGGCCGCGCTTCGCATGGCCCGGGCCTGGATCTGGAAGGCCGCCGCGTAGAGCGCCGACCGGGTCGCTCCGCCCGGGGTCTGGACCCGGTCGCGCCGCCGGACCTTGACGTCCCGGTGCCGTTGCAGGGCTCCCGTGGGCTGCTGGGCCAGGTCGAACAACGTCCGGCAGATCGCGTTCTCGACGTGGTAGTATCGCCGGAAGCCGAGCAGGCTCTCGACGTGCTCCGCCGGCTCGTGCCACTCGACCGCCGTTCCGAGGCCCCCTGGTTGGCGCATCGAGCAGAACGCGTCGTGCACCCGCTTCCGGGCCTCCTGGACCCCGGGGTAGCGGGCGAAGAACCGGGCCAGGGCGGCCGAGGCGGTCTCCGGGGGTACCCCGGCCGTCGCCGCCACCTTCTCGTCGTGCGCCCCGTAGAGCATGGCGAACATGCTGTTTTTCGCCTTGCCATAGAGGTCCCCCTCGCCTCCGCCCCCCTTGGTCGCCACGATAGCTTCGTAAGGTTGATCGTAGAGCGCCGCTCCGAGGAGCGCGTGCAGGCTCCGGCCGGCCTGGAGGTCCGCCGTCAGCGTCGCGTCCCCGTAGGCCGCCGCCGCGATCGCCACCTCGAAGCCGGCGAAGTCCCCGCCGTCCAGCCGCTCGTCGGGGTCGGCCAGCGGGAACGCGTTCCGGAGGGTCCTGTTGATCCCCTGGGGGTTGATGCCGCCCGCGCCCGCCATGCGGCCCGAGAGGGTGCCCAGGACCTTGAAATCAAAGTGACAGCGTCCCGCCTCGAGGAGCTTTCCGCAAAGGTTGGCTACCTTCTCGGCCGCCCGGGCCTGGGCTACGAGCCGGGCCCGGCGACCGACCTCGCCAGGCCAGGCCGCGAGGGCGTGGAGCGTCGCCTTCGCCGTGTCCGGGATCGCGAGCTTCTCGAGGTCGCTGGCCGGGGCCTCCAGGTAGGCCCGAGCCGCGACGGGGGCGCGGGGCGCTACCTCCATCTCCTGGAGGGCCGCGTCCCTGGCCTCCTCGAGCGGAGCGCGATCGAGCCGCCAGCCCCGCCAGCGGCAGGCCCCCACGGAGCAGGCCAGCTCGGAGTCGTCGTCCCCGGGCTCCGGCCGGCCGAAGCTGCGCCAGAGATCGCGGGTCAGCTCCACGTCCCGCCGGGCGTAGGCCTGGGCCCTCTCGGTCGTCCAGAGCCGTTGGTGGAGGCCCCAGATCGCGGGCCAACGCCCCGAGTGCGGGCGGTAGGGGAGCTCCAGGTCCTGCGGGTAGAGGTCCGGGTCGTCGAGCCAGGGCTCCCCGAGCTTCGTGGCCCCGAGGGCGTCGTGGGCCAGGGCCGCGAGCGACGTCGAGCCCCCGAACCGCAGCACCACGTTGACCAGGTCCGGCTCGATCGGGTCGAGCTCCTCGACCTTCCAGCGCTCCCCCGTCGAGCGGTGGAAGTAGACGTCCGGGAGCTCGACGCGCCGCTCGAGCTCGGCCGCCAGGTCCGCCGCCAGGACCCGGGGCACTCGCCGCACCCGCACGTCGTCCCGGGCCATGGTCGCCTGGTAAGGGCCCCGGCGAGCGTGCAGCATGAGGTCGCAGGCCCGCCTCGGCTTGAGGCAGTCGGCGTCGTGCGTCACGGTCTCGCGGAGCGCGTACTCGGCCACGCTCGGGGGCCGGTCGTAGCAGTCGGACCGTCGGAGCGTGTCGTAGAGCTTGGTTAGGTGGAACCAGTCGAACGCCAGGTTGAAGCCGACGACGTCCCCCTCCGCGAGCGTCTCGAGCCGGATCAGCGTCTCGGAGACGGGGTGGGTCCAGGGATCGTATACCTCGACCGGTCCCTCCTCCCCGGCGACCTGGAGCCGCATGACCGGCCCCACGAGCCCGACCGTCTCGGTGTCGAGGAAGGTGATCACGGGGTAGTCCATCCCGGCCTCGATCGCCTCATAGCGTCATCCCAGCGCCTCACGAAGCTCGTCGAGCGTTAGCTGAACCTGTCCGTCCTTCTCCTCGAGCCGGTCGAGCACCCGGGCGTCCGTGCCGAGGCAGAGCACGTCGACGACTAGGGTACCCGTGGGGACAGGTCCGAGGATCCTATCGACCGCCTGACGTCGTGACGAGCCGTTGAAATCGTTCGAGAAGAAAATCGCCGCCGGGCTCGTCGAGAAGTTGAGACCCGCGCCTCCGGAACCGGGGTGCGCGACCAGGGCGACCCGCTCCGGGACCCCCTCGAGGTCGAGGAACGTACGTTCAGAGGCCTCCCGGATCGGTTGTTCGTCCGCGGGCGTGTAGCGCCAGCCACGGCCGTCGAGCCGGATCGCCGACCAACCCTCCTCGAGGCAGAGCCGCACCACCCTATCGACCGAGGCCTGGTAGCCGGCGAAGAACAGGAGACGCCGGTACGCCGCGAAGCGGCCGAGCTGCTCCCGGACGACGTCGTCCTTCGGGGTGGGCCCCTCGAGTGTCTCGCGGACCCCGTCCATGCCCGTACGGTACTGGAACCCGTCCGAGAGCTCTCGGAGCTGTCGCTGGGCCTTGCCCGGGCTCCCGGCCAGGGAGAGCAGCGCCTGCGCGACCCGTCGCATCTCCTCGGGTGGCTCGACCACGATCCGCTCGTGCACGGTCCCGGGGATCGTGTAGCAGGCCGACCGATCGATCCGCAGGACCAGCCCCTCGAGCCGCCGCCCCAGAAGCTTGACCTCGTCCTCTCGCCAGCCAGCGACGACCTTGTGCCGATGACCCCCCTCATCGGAGTCCGCGAGCTCCGCGAGCCGCTCCCGGAGCTGCCACCACGAGCCCTCCCGCAGGAACCCGGGTCGGGCGAGCTCGGCCTGGGCCCACCAGTCGCACGCGTCCTGCGGGGCCGGGTAGCCTGACAGCAGGAACACGCAGGCCGCGTCCCCGTGGACCTCGTCCATCCGTTCCCGGAGCTCGAGCGCCACCTGGGTCTGACCGGCCGACGGGTTTTTGTACGCGACGCTCTCGTCCACGATCAAGCCGTCCGGGGGGTCGTCGATCCCGATCCGGTGCAGCCGGAGCCGGTCGGGGGAGAGCCACTCGACCGGACGGACCCCGGCGTCCCACCGGTCGAACTCCCGACGAATCGCGGCGAGGGTCTTCGGAGGACCGACCCAGAACCACCGCCGGACGTGCGTCAACCGCTCCATCGCCTCGATCACGGAGAGCGTCTTGCCCGCCCGCATATCCGCCGCGAGCATGCACTGCCGCCGCTGCACGAGGTGAGGCACGGTCGCGACCCGTTGGGCCTCCCAAAGGGGGCGCTCGCTCTCGATCGGCACCAGCGGCTCGTCGTACCGCTCGGTCACGGTAGGGTCCCGAGCCAGGAGGCGGAGCGCGAAGCGGTTCCTGGCGGTCATGGCGCAGCGCCAGACCTTCCGCTCCCCGTCCCAGCGCCTCCGCTGCAGCGATCGGATCTCCTCGAGGAGGGCCGGGTCGTAGGGCGATCGGAGGTAAATCCAACCGCCCTCGACCCATAGGTCCGTCCCGAAGGCCCGACCGTCCACGTACAACGTGGTCATCGGGGGCGGGCGTTTCGCTCGGCACCCGGATCGGCACTCGAATCAGCACCCGGGTCAGCAGCGGCCCGCACACCCTGCGTGAACGCCCGCGCGGCCTTCTGGAGGGCGTCCTCGGTCGGTACCGCCAGGTCGGGCGGAACCTCCTTGACCTCCTCGAAGCTCGGGACGTGCCACTGCGAGACCTTCGTCACGATCTCTCGGCAGCCGATCAGCACGACCTTCCCGAGCAGGTTCGGGACGTCCTTGGCTTCGTCCTTGGCCGTGCCGGTGATGAAGTAGGAGCCGAAGGCCTGCACCTTGGGCACCCAGAGGAGCACGTCGACGCCCGTCCGAGCTATGTGACCGCTCTGGTTGGCCGCGTGTAGCTCGAGCTCCTTCTGGATGATCCACTCGAAGTCCGCCGAACCAGCGTCGAACGACTCGCGCTGCACCGCGCCCCGTACCGTGTAACGCGCGTGAGGCTTGAACGGGCCGACGACCGCCATGAACGACGGGCCCAGGTCGGTGGCCTTCGGGCCGATCGTAAACGTACCTGCCTTGATCGGGCTGTTTGGATCCCGGACGAGCTTCGACTGGTGGCTCTGGAGGAGGATGTACTGGAGCAGGTTCGTCGTCGGTCCTCGCGACATCGTTTCCGCGAAGAAGGCCGGGTCCTGCTTCTGGGTAAACATGGCGGGAAGGCCGCCGGTGCTGGGCTTCGGAACGTTGCTCATGGTCGGGGGTCCTTAGTAGGGTGTGGATCTGTATCGATAAAGGCGAGCCCCACCCGACGACCGACGCCATGGATGGGGCCCTGCTCAGGAGCGAACCAACGCAAGCGTAACCCAGGATACCGTGACCGTCAAGCCGTTTTCGTCGGCGTCTCATTCAGGATCGATCCGCGGGCCGAAGCCCAGCGCCGCTCCGAGGCGGGCGGCGTAGTCGCCTATACGATGATGGCGGAACCGGGACCAGAACTGCGGGTGCCGTAGCGGGTCGGACGTAAACGCCTCGAACTGGCACACGTTCTGCGCCTCCTCCCCGAGCGCGACGATCGGTCGGCCGTTGCGGCCGATGAAGCGGAGCTCGTCCGCTAGGGCTGGGTTGTGCCACGCGTTCGTGATGTACAGGTCGTCCGTCGTCCATGCGCGCTCCTCGAGCGCGCGCAGCAGGTACGTCCCGGAACGAGACCGCTCGAACGGGCGACCTCCGCGCGGATGCCGATCCCCGACGAGCGCCGCCTGCGCGAGGTACGGGTTACCGACGCCGTGCGTGCGCCAACCAGGGTACGCGGCCGAGAGGAGACGTAGCTCCGCCACGAGCTCCGCCGGGTGCGAGAGCACCGTACCCCAGGCCTGCGCGGGGAGTAAGGCCTCGCTCCCCGTCCAGTAGACGAACCGCCGTCGTGGCGGAACCCTGGTTCCCGCGAGCGTGCGTCGTACGTGCGCGAGAGCTCTCGCGGGGGGAAGCAGGTCCGACCACGCGTCCGCGTGCCGCAACCGCGCCGCCAATGTAGCGGGATCACAGTCGACCAGCACCATCGCGCAGTCCGCCGCCGCGAGCTCCAACCACCGCACCGTCTCGAGCGCCATCGGTTTGCGACCGGCCTCCAAGGGGGCGTAGATACGGTTGGACCACCAGCCTCGATCGATCACCGCGCAGGGTAGGTTGACGGCCTGGTGGTGCTCCTCCTCGTCTCGCCGGTCCCCGTTCGGTGCACCGATATGCACGTAGGGGTAGCGGAGCGCGTTGCACAGGTAGCGGGCCAGCGTGGTCTTACCGACCTCGTCCCAGCCCTCCAGGATCACGAACCGTATCATAGCGGGACCACCGTCTCAAAACGGACGAACCTTGGAACCTAGGAACCTCCGTTTTCTATCCCCCGTCAGGAACAAGGTCAAGGGTCAACCAAACTGTAGAGGGGGAGGCAAAAACGTAGGTTCCTAGGTTCCCAGGTTCGGTTTCGACGATGCCCTCGCGTGTAAAGCAGGGTATGCTCTCTTCATCATGCTCCAGACCGACGCTATCGCTGCGCTGCTGCACGAGCGCGCTCGCCCCGACCTCGCCGCGTTGTACCATCCAGGGATGGAGGTGCAGGTTACCGTCGCCGCTGACGGAGGACACCGCGTCGACGGCACCTACCGAGGTCGACGGAGCCACGGGTGGACGGACGGCACCTCGACCTGGCGTCCGTTTCGCGTCCCGTGGCACGCTTGGAGCGACCCTCGCTACGTGCCGACCCCGATGGACTACGACCTCGCGGAGCACTTCGAGGGGATCGGTCTCACCGGATGGGACTGGCAGGCTCGGGTTTCGCGTTGGGTCGGCTTCGACTTCGACTCGATCGTCAACCACGCGGCCGGCCTGACCCCCGAGGAGCTTGACCAGCTCCGCGAGGAGATCGCCGCGATCCCGTGGGCCACCCTTCGCCGTTCGACGTCAGGGCTTGGCCTTCACGTCTACGTGGTCCCGGGTACCCCGATCGAGACCGTAAACCACCGGGAGCACGCTGCTCTCGCTCGAGGCATCCTAGCGCTCGCGGAGACGCACTGCTCGTTCCCGCTGCAGACCAAGGTCGACACGTGCGGGCAGGTGCTTTGGATCGCGCACCGGGACGCCGACGCCCGAGGTTACGAGCTGCTTCGTCAGGGGGCACCTCTCGAAGGTGAGCCCCCCGGCTGGCGCCTCCACCTCCGAGCGGTCGGCAAACGCCGTGCGATGATCTCGGCCCCCGTCCTCAAGGAGCCGGAGGCGGGAGCCTTCGAGGAGGTCGCCGCCGGGACCCGGCACGTGCCCCTCGACGCCACGCACCGCCTGCTCCTGGGCTGGTTCGCCAAGCGGGACGTCACGTGGTGGTGGGACCCTGACCGGCATATGCTGGTCTGCCACACGTCCCAGCTCGCGGAGGCGCACCGTCAGCTCGGCCTCCGCGGGATCTTCCGCACCGTCTCGTCCGGGAGCACCGAGCAGAACTGCTTCGCGTTCCCCGTGGGAGATGGTGCCTGGATCGTTCGCCGCCACGGGCGAGGCGTACAGGAGGCCCCGACGTGGACGCGAGACGCCAGCGGGTGGACCCGTTGCGTCTACAATCGTCTGCCGACCTTCGAAGAAGCCTGCCTCGCCTCCTTGGGCACCGAGACCGCGGCCGGAGGCTACACGTTCGAGCGGGCCGATCTCGTTGAGGAGGCTCTCAAGCTGCTCGGGGTCACCGACTATCCGTCCCCGGACGGCTACCTAGACCGGCCCGCCACGATCGAGCCGGTCAAACGCCGTCACCGGTACGTGGTGAGGATCCCTCGGCAGCCCGAGGATCCGGGCGGTCCGGAGGGTTGGCTACGGAGCAACACCGGGCGTTTCTGGGAGCGGGTCGTTCGCCTCGTCGAGGAGGTAACCCCAGCCCTGCTGGATCCCGAGACCGAGGAGGTCGTGCGGCACGTGGTAGCGCAGGACCAGGACGCGGGCTGGTACGTACGTTGCCGCTCCGGCTGGTCCCGGGAGCCGAAGGATAACCTTCGCTCGGCCCTCCACGCTCTGAGCTACCAGCGGGCCGAGAGCGAGCTCCTGCTCGGCAAGGCGATCCTTCGCCCGTGGGTGCTCGTCAATGAACCGTTCGCCTCCGAGTACCCAGGTAACCGCCGCTGGAATCATCGAGCTGCCCAGCTCGCGGTCACGCCGGCCGCGGGGGGCTGTCCGACCTGGGACCTCATGCTCGACCACGTCGGCCACCTGCTGACCGAGGGTGTGCTGGCTTCCTCGTGGTGCCAGCGGCACGCGGTCACGACCGGCGGGGACTACCTACGCTGCTGGGTCGCGTCGCTGCTGCAGGACCCTACCGAGCCGCTCCCCTACCTCGCCTTCTTTGGACCCGAGCTGGGAGGTAAGTCCACGTTCCACGAGGCCCTGGGGCTGCTTTTCGCGGACGGGCGTGGCTACATAAAGGCCGACGTGGCCCTACGCTCCCAGGGGGCCTTCAACGGGGAGCTCGCGTCCGCCGTGCTCTGCGTGGTGGAGGAGGTCAACGTCGCTCGAGCCAAAGGCGCCTACGACCGGTTGAAGGACTGGGTGACGTCCCCGACCTTGCTGGTCCACCCGAAGGGCGGGACCCCCTACCCCGTGCGTAACACGACCCACTGGGTCCACGCGACGAACGATCCCTCCCACGTGCCAGTGCTCCCCGGGGACACCCGGATCGTGCTGATCCGGGTCACGCCACCCGAGACGTTGATCCCTCGCCGGGTGCTCCGCTCCCAGCTCGAGGCGGAGGCGGGGGCGTTCCTGCGGACCTCGCTCGAGCTGGAGCTTCCCCCAGCCGAGGAGCGCCTGCGGATCCCCGCGATCGCCACGCTCGAGAAGCTCGCCCGGGCGGACCTCATGGCCTCCGACATCGAGCTATTCCTGGAGGAGGAGACCTGCGAGGCCGTCGGCTACGCGATCGAGACCCAGGAGCTGCATCAGGCCTTTCTAGCTTGGCTCGAACCGGACGACCGGAGCGGATGGACCCGCCACCGTTTCATCCGTGAGCTGCCGCCTCACCTGGTCAAGGGCCGCTACGGCACCTCGGGGCGCTTCCACGTGGGGAACCTCGTGCTCAAGGAGACCGCCCGTGAGGGGCTTCCCGAGAAGCCACGCCTGGTACGGTCCCCGAGCGGTGGTCGCCGGCTCATCATCAGCGAGCCCCCGCCGTAGAGCCGAATTAGGGATCCTCAGACGGGAGCTGGAGGCCCTAGCGCAGGAGCTGGATCAGTAGGTTACCGAGCACGCTACCGACGGTCGTCACGATCACGACGAGCGCCGCGAGCTTGGCCTTCGACTCCGCTACCCCGAGGGCGAGCCGCTGGGCCGTCCTCTCGAGGCCTTCGAGCTTAGCTCGCATCCTCTCGACCTCCTCCCGCGTCACCCGGAGCTCCGTCGTCGTCCTCGTGAGCGCCGTCTCCTGGGTTACCCGCCAGCGACGGAGGTCCGCCACCTCCGTCAGGAGGTTCCGGACCCGCTCCTGCAGGCCGTTTGAACCCTCGTCGTTCGGGGTCATAGACGTAACCCTCCGGAACCTCGAGCACGTTGGCCGCCGCCTCGAGGAAGTACCACGCTCGGCGGGTAGCCTCCTCGGCCGCCGAGCGGAGCTTCTGGAGCTTCGCGTAGGCCTGCGCCGGGAGCGGGTAGAAGTCACTGGGCATGAGGCCTCCGTCCTAGGTGGTCACCCAGTAGGGGATCAGGATCTTCTGCGTACCGAGCCACGCGATCAACCACCCGTCCTGCGCCGTGTTCGTCGGGGTGGTGTCCCCGGCCAGGGTGCAGGTCGTGCCGGTCACCGTCGTGTCGTTCTGGTTCACCAGGGTCAGGTAGGACGCGTCCCCGGCGGAGACCGCGGAGCCGTTGGCCATGAGGGCGCTCGCCGTTCCGGCCGCGCGGAGCCCATAGCTCCCGATGTAGACCCTCGCCGTCCCCCCGGTCACGATCCCGAGCACGTTGCCGGTCGCCCCGTCGAGATAGGTATCATTATCAGCATCGATCCCGAGCCGGCCACCGCGGATCGTCGCCATGGGGGTACCGAGGGTCCCGTCCCACTCCATGACCGTCGTCGAGCTTGTCCCGACCTTCATGGCCACGACGTCGTCCGCGGTCTCCGCCAGGTAGGAGTCGGCGTCCGCCGTCCCGAAAACGAGCGAGTTACCCCCTAGGTCGAGGTCCCCGGTCATGGCGTTGGATCCGTCGATCCGGAGCAGCCCCAGGTTCGCCGCGAGGGTCCCGAGCGTGAGCCAGGAGGCGTCCCCGCTGTCGCGCATCTTCAAGAGCGTGTTCGTCGTGTCGGCCCACAGCATGTAGGCGACCGTGCTCGACGGCGCCGAGGTCCCGGAGTGGAGCGTTCGCAGCGCTTCCAGGCCGTCGTTCAGCACCGCCCGGCTGCTGGAGATCGAGTCCCCGCCGGCCATCGGTAGGTTCCAGGTCTGGGCCATAGGTCAAGCTCCTCTAGCTGCTCGTCGTCAGCAGGCACGCGTCGACCCGTACCTGTCGGTTGGTGGCGTCGTCCCGCGCCAGGGTCAGCCTAAACGCGACCGTCTGATAAGTGTACACCCCGGGGACGTAAGCCTGGTAGTCCCCGCCGTCGAGTGAGATCGCCAGGTCCAGGGTGCAGAGCTGGCTCGGGATCGATCCCTCCCATGACCTGAGCTTCGCCGCCCGGGAGTCCCAGATCGAATCATAAGAGGCCCACGTTCCCGTCTCCGCGTCCCAGGTCGTCGTCAGCTCGGACCAGGTAGAGGTGAGATCGTCCCAGGCCGTCGCGTCGTCCTGCCAGGCCTGCGCGTTGAGTCCGACCCGACGGGCCGCGCTCGATCCCTCGTCCACCGTGCCCGACACGTAGGTCCCCGAGGTCTGACTGGCCGAGAGCTCGAGCTCCCCGTTCCCGTTGACCGTGACGTTGGTCTTGGTGCCGGTCCAGCCCAGGCTTACCTCGTCCCGGGACGTGTCGGTCGACTCCCCGGAGGGCACCGCCAGGGTCGCCGTCGTGAGCCCCGGGGCCTCGCTGTAGAGGCTCGTGTTCGAGAGCACCCGGACCCCGAAGAAATCGTCTCCGACCGCCCAGTCCGTCGTTTGCAGCCGTGTGGTGTACGGGTCCGCGATCCGGGCAAGCTCACGACGCAGGGCCCAGGACTGGCCGCGCCAAACCACGTACTCCCGGAAATCGTTCACGTCCGCGTCGATCCCCGTCCAGGTAACCTCGACGAAGGTCTCGTTCTGGGTCACCGCCACCCCGGTCACGTCGTCGGGGAAGTTGACCGGCCCCTCGAGCGTGATCGACCCGGTGATGCCTCGATCCGGGGCACGGAAGACCGACCCGTCCGCCGCCCCCGGAGCGACCGCGACGACATACGTGTGCCCGTTCTCGACCGTGTCGAGCGTGACGTGCGGTTTTCGGCTCGTGATCTCGGCCTCGAGGCCGAGCTCCGTCTCCCCCTCCGTCGCGTCCCGCATGTAGACCCGGAGCGGGTAACGCCAGGGCCACTCCGCCGGCACCACCGCCACCGTCAACGTCGAGCCGGTCGAGTCACCCCCCTCGGTCAGGGTCAGGCTGGAGGGGTTCGGCGGGATCGCTCCACGGTTGATCGGATCGTCCGCCTCGTCGTCCACCACGAGGTCCGGGGTGTCGTCGTACAGGTCGGCCGTGTACTCGAGACCCGAGATCCGCCGCGTAAGGCTCTCCGCGAGCTCGACCTCCACCGCCCGGTAGTACCGGATCGTAGACGAGCCCGCCGCGTTCAGCACCGCGTAGACGTCTCCCTGGGCCGGCCGGTCCCCGGGGTCCCAGTCCGACGTCAGGGTCAGCTCGGTTCCGGCCGCGTAGGTCCCGACGTCCGCCACGATCCGACGGTCCTGCAGCACGTCGGCTCCGGTCCCGGAGGTGCGCGCCCAGACCCGCCACTCCTCGTCCGTCGACGTCACGGTCAGCTCACGGTCGAGCGTCACGGTCGCGTTGCCCGCCGCCGCGTAGCAACGACCCCCGAAGCTGCTGTCCCAGTCCGGGACGTCGTGCTGGAAGGCAAAGACGTCCCCCGGCTCGAGCGCCACCGCGTCCACGCCCGCTCGAAACTCGATCCCGGTCAGCATGAGCTTTGCTACGTTGAGCAGGTACTGCGCCTGGCGTAGCGCCCGCCACTTCGCGGTGACGCCGTAGAGGGTCACCTCCTCCTTTCGGACCTCGGCCCCCGTGGCCGCGAGCCGTTCCTCGTCCTGCAGGGAGGCGTAGTCGTGCTCGTAGTTGGTCGCCGCGTTGAGGATCTGGACCTCGACGAGGTTCGGTCGATCCTCGACCGAGGTGTACTGGATCCGGAGGGAGTCCCGCTCGATGTTGCCGACGGTGAAGAGCTGCACCGGGTCGACCGCGCGCTCGATCTTGACCCGGAGCTTCTGGCCGGCGAGCAGGAGCTGGGCCCGACCTGCCGCGGAGATCAAGCCGGCCGCCGACCAGAAGCTCATCGGGCTGTCGAGCACGAGCGCGAGCTCCCAGCGCTTGGCCATGGTGCTGGTACCCGAGAGGTCGTCTACCAGCTCGTCGCAGTACTGCCGCCATGCGTCCAGGGCGTCTAGGTCCAGGTCGCACGCCGTGAAGATGTTCCCTGCCCCGTAACGCTCGTTGAGCGCCAGGTCCGCGAGGCAGTGAGCCGGGTTAGCTGAGTAGGCGAAGGACCAGGTCGTCGTCGTGGGCTCCAGGTCGGTCGGGTCCCACTGCCAAACCTTCTTCCCCTCGAGGTTGGAGGTCACCGTGGGGGTGTCGCTGTTCGCCTGGGCCTGCGCCGGGATCGAGATCCCAACCAACGCTATGTGCGTGTAGGACAGGTCGAGATCCCCTTGTCGTTCGATCGTCGCGTTCCAGTTGAGGCTCCGGTGGTGCCGGTAGTCCGAGTCGTCGCTGAGCCTGGTCACCTCCACGTCGATCGTGACCGCCTCCCCGTAGACCTGCCCCGGCTCGTCGTTTCGGTAGTGACTCGTAAACGGGGCCGTCTTCGTGTCCCGGTACTCGACGGTCTCGCTACCGTACCACGCAGCCTCGCCGTTCTTCCTCCAGCGCACCTGGTACCAGACCGACTCCGACCGGATCTTACCCTTCGAGGTCTGGCGGTAGAGGCCGTCAGGGTGAAGCAGCACGACCGTAAAGGCCGTCACCGCCGTCTCGGTGGTGTTCTCGACCGCTACGTCCTTCTCGAGGGTAACGTCGATCGGGACCACCGACGACAGGGCCTCGAAGCCGGGGATCGGCTCCTGGTCCTTCGTGCCGAGCCGCGTCCAGACCTTGACCCCCTCCAGGTCGCTCGCCGCGTTCCCGTTCACCCGGATCCCGTCAGGGATGCTGGAGCCCGTGAGCGCGTTCTGGTCCGAGGTCAGCCCCCCGATCGACTGGATCGGCCCCTCGCATAGGCCGACGAGGAGCTGGAGCACGTCGTTCCCGCCCTCGTCCTTCGTCGGCACCGCCTGTAGCACCTGCCCCGCCACCCGGTGCTCCCCGTAGACCACGGGGATCGTCTGCCCCGACCTCGTGGTCATGGTCAGGTTGCCGAAGGAGTAGGTCGGCGAAGCCTCCTCCCCGGGGTCGTCCGTCGCGAGGAGCTTCTGCGCGAGCAGCGATAGACCGACCGAGAGGCCCAGGTTGACGACGAACGCGACCGTTGCCGCGAGCCAGGCCGAGACCCCGATTCCGATCAACGCGGCCTCGACCCCTCGAGGGTCGGCTACGAAGAGCACCTCGTCCCCTGGGCCGACCTCGCGCTCCGGCCACGCTCGGGGGTTGACCCGTTTCCCGTGGTGCAGGGCCCAGGTACGATCTCGCCGCCAGCCCTCCGGCACGAGGTCAGCGAGCGTCAGGTCGGGTCGCCACGAAAGCCGATCGATCCGACGACCCTCGCCCGGGGCGAAGAGGTTCGGGACGGTGATCCGCTTGATCGTTGGTCTACGTTCCATGGCTCGGCCCATAGTAGCGCACGGTTCTCCGCCGGCCGTCGCAGCGACCGATCAGCGTCCGGAGGGTCGTCCTCACCACCCCAGCGCCCCGGGTGGCGTGTCCTACGATCCCTGGAGCCAGCAGCACGCCCACGTGGTCCACGGGACCGGTCGGGTGCTCCACGATCACCAAACAACCGAGCTCGGGCCCGGGGAGCTCCCGGACGCATCCGGGGATCAGGGCGTCGGCCGCTCGGTCCGCGTCAACCGGGTCCGGGAGCTCGACCCCTCCGGCTCGCCAGAGCTCGAGCGCGAGCCCGGTGCAGTCGAGGGTCGCTCCGCGCCCGTTGTCCTCGAAGGGGGTGCCGAGCAGACCGTTCATCCGAGCGTTTAGCGCCTCCAGGTCAAGGCCTAAATTTAGGCAACCCACGATACCCAAACCTCACCGTCAGTTACGTTGTTTCGCGATGTTGGGGCAGCCCCCGAACCTCCGGGGGTGCTTCCTCGTGTAGCCCGCCGCGACGTCCGTGTCCCCGTGCACGATGCACCCCCGCTTACCATTCAAGGTATGGTCACAACTGGACAAGAGACCCGTCGAGTACCCGCAGGCCTCTCCCTCGTAGACCAAGGTGCAGTAGCTCCTCACGTAACGCCGCTTCGGGACCTGCGCCGTGGTGAGGTCGGTCCGGCCGAGCGTGAACGAGACCGCCTCCGCCGTCGCGACCGCCTGCTGGACCGTGAAGCGGTCCTCGATCTTGGCGTCCCCGTCCGCGAGGTAGTCCGCGTGCACGAGCCGCACCCAGACCTTACGCCGACTCAGGCCGTCGTTCGCGTCGAGGAGCACCTGGATCTCCCGCGTTACGTTCGGCACGGTCAGGCTGAGGGTCGGGGTCTGCCCCTCCCCGCTCTGCCGGAAAGCCCCGACCGTGAAGGGAAACGCGTAGTAGGTGTCCCCGTTGAAGGCCACGTTCTGCTGGTAGGAAGCGATCCGGATCGACGAGCTATCCGAGATCGCGACCTCGAGGAGCCAGATCCACGGGGAGGTCTGATGGAGCTTGTTCTTCTCCGTGACCAGGTCGGTAGTTAGGGTGCGCGCCACGTCCGCCTCACGTCGTGTTCACCAGCTCGACCGCGTCGAACGATACCGTGTAGACCCCGGGGTTGACCTTCGTCGAGGTGACCGAGCCCGACACCAAGGACGCGACGATCGAGGCTCCGGACACCGGCTCGGTAAAGGTGAAGGTGCCGCGCGCAGCGTCGAGCGTCTCGACGTCCGCGAGGATTCCGTCCCGATCGGTCTGGTCCCGGTGCTGGAAGAGCAGCCGCCAGGTCCGCCTCGTCGCCGGCTGCTTCGGGTGCGTGATAACGTAGCCCCGTTCGGTCCGGAGCTCGTTGGTCGAAAAGCTCCCACGTACCGTGAAGGCCAGGTCGGGGGTGTAGCCGAAGGTAACCTCGCTCGTCCCCTCGTCGTCGAAGATCACGGAGGTCCGGGTCGGCTCCGCCTCGCAGACCGGCTGCGGCTCCGGGGTGTCCCACGTCAGGTTAGGGGAGCGCACGAACCAGTACTTTCCGGTCGAGTCGTCCCAGTCTCCGTAGAAGAACCAGAAGGCCCCGGTCAACGGTTGCAGCGAGGAGCTCCCAGCGACGTCCGCCCCCGATGACCAGACCGTCGTAGCCGAGGATCCAACGTTTCGGTTCTCCGTGCCGACCCTCTCCCGGGTGAACGAGCTCGAGCCGGGAAGCCGCTTCCAAACGTAGACCTGCGCCTGGTTCAGGAGCACGCTGTCAACCTCGCCGTTCGTAGCGATCCAGCAGACGCCGTCCTGGTCCACCCCCGCGACCACGCCGTTCGTGTTTCGCGGCTCCCACTCGCTGTCAACGAGGTAGTCGGTCCAGGAGCCGGTCCACTCCGCCAGGTAGAGCCGGTTGACCCCGCTCCCGTCCTTCGCGACGAACGGCACCAGGAGGTTTCCGCTAGGCCCCATGACCGGCCGGAAGTCAACGCTGCTGTGGTCGTCGGAGACGTCGGTCTTGATCGCCACCGGCGTCGTCCACGCACCCCCCGTTCGGTAGCTATGCCAGATCGTGTTTAGACCGGACCGGGCCGAGGAGGCCACCCCGTAGAAGAGCACGTGCGGGGTGTCGTCGCTCGCGAGCACGATCGCGATCGAACCGAAGCCCGAGGTTCCGTAGGCTCCCCCGTCGGTGGCGATCGTCTCGTTGGTCTCTACCCCACCGTCCGCCCAGTACCATAGGTGGTGCGTTCCGCCGGCCGCGGAGTAGTAACAAGCCCTCCCGTTCCCGTCCGACCCGATCCGGGCGTCGAGGATGCTGGCCAAGCTGTCCGAGGCCGAGCTGTCCATGATCTCGAGGCTCGACCAGGTTCCGGCCGCCGTTCGGTGTCGCCAGCCGATGATTCCCGAGACGACGCGGAAGATATAGAGCTCCTCCGTGCTCGGGTTCCAGGCCAGGCACTGCGCGTTGAAGATCGGGCAGGGCCAATCGCCGCTCGAGCCGTCGACCGCCCACGTAGCCCCGGAGTCGATCGACGTCATGAGGGTCTGCGAGGAGTCGCTCTTCTCAAAGAGGGCGAAGAGCTGGCCGCCTCCGATATGGAGCGAGGCCGAACGTCCAGCCTGCGGGCCGCTAGCGGCTCCGCTAGGAGGCGTGATCTGGAACCGATCGGCGGTATCGGCCACGTCACCGCCTCCGGTTCAAGGTACGACGGAACCCGTCGTCGATGTTTACCTCGTCCACGAGGAGGTTCTTCAGCAGCGCCCGGTTGCTCGGTCGATCGAGGAAGGTCGCGAACGAGGCCGCGTCGATCGCCTGGACGTTCAGCGTGAGGTTGGTCGTTCGTCCCGGGGTCGCTCCCTTCCCGTCCAGCTCGACCGGGATCTTACGGTTAGGGCCGAGCGGCACGAAGGCCTCGCCGGGGCTGCTCCCCTCGCCGAAGAGCGCGAGCTGGGGCGAGGTCGCGATCCCGCCGTGCTGGTACGCCTGGACGGGGACCGTACGAAGGAGCTCACCTGGAACCACGCCCCCCTTTGCTAGGCCAGGCAACAACCCTATCGCGTTCGAGACGATGCTCGAGGTCACCTGCCGCGCCGCGATCTGAGCGAGCCCTTTGAGGATGTCCGCCAGCAGATCCTTGAACAACCGTCGGGTCGACTCGAAGCCTCCCTCGATAACCTTGAAGAACCCGTTGTCGAGCGCGCTGGTCAGCGCTGCCGCCAGGTCCTGCCCGACCTTGACCCCGCGCATCCCCACGTCGTCTAGGTCGGCTTTGATCTTTTGCAGGGCCCCGAGGAAGCCCTGATCCGCCTGGATGTCTCCCTTTTCGTCAAGACCGAGGAACCGTTGCCAGGCCGTGATCGTCGGCTTGCCGGTAGGGTCCGCCTCCTTATTGAATTTCTCCGCCTCGCGCTGCGCCTGCTTCAACGCTGCCGCGACCCCGACGAAGACCCTCTTGAGCTGGGGGAAGCTCGCGTCCGTGGTCTTGAGCTTGTCAAAAAGCACCGAGAACTGCGCTACCGCCTCGGCCCCGGCCTTGCGGAACCCCTCCCCGATGCTGGTCGTCTCGGCCCGCATCTTCGTTGCTAAGGAGGTTAGCTCCGACTCATCGAGGGTGGGAAAGAGCTTGACCCGGACCGTGCTTCGCGCGAACCCGCTCAACCCCAACAGATCACGCAACCCCTTCGGGAGCACCCGGGCTAGGTTCTGGGGCAGGTTGGCGAGGTCCTCAACAAGCTTGTTCCCGACCTGATCCGCCCAGAAGTTGACAATTCGATAGCCGATGATCTTGAACTCGGTGAACAGGGGCTCCCACATGGTTAGGGCGAAACGTGCGGTGATCTTCAGGATCCCCGCCCCGAGGAGCCCAAACTTCGCCAGGAGCTCGGAGAAGAGCTCTCCGCCGAAGCCCTCCTGGATGATCTTCCGGACGGTCATGAAGACGGCCCGGAAGGTCAACGGCACCGCGTGCAGAAAGATCACGAGCTTGGGGCGGACCTCCTGGAAGAAGGCCAGGAAGCGAAGGATCAGGTCCTCGAGCACGGGCGCCACCTGTGCTCCGATCTCGTTCCGTACCCCCTCGGCCGTGAGTCGAAGGAGCGTCATCGCATCGGCCGCCTTCTCCGCCGCTCGAGCTTGATCCTGCGACATGATAACCCCGAGCTCGATGAACCGCTCCTTCTGCTTCCGGAGCGCCTCCGAGCCCTGGTCGAGGAGTGGGATCAGCTTGCTCCCGACCCGCTGCCCGAAGATGTCCCCCGCTGCGTTCGCCTTCGCGAGGCTGTCCGGAAGCTGCGAGACCCGGTCGGCCAGGAGCTCCATAACGTCGGTCAACGAGCCTCCGCTCTTATCGATGTCCTCGATCGTGATCCCAAAGTACCGCCACGAATCGATCGACTCTCCGGTCCCCCGGCGCAGGTCATCGACCCCTTGAGCGAGCTTTCGGGTCGACATCAGCATGGCGTGAAAGTCCACCGACGCGAGCGCCGCCTCGGCCCGGAGCGTTGAGAGCTGCTCGACCGAGACCCCGAACGCTCGGGCCGTCTTTATCATCTCGTCGCCCGAGTCGATGAAACCGGTGGTTAGGCTCTTGATAAGCCCTCCCACCGTCCGTGCCGCGAGCTTCAAACCCTCGAGCACGATCGCCGTCTTGAGCAGGGCCGGGATCAGACCGCTCTTCAAGCTCTTAGAGGTCTTGTCTCCCTCCACCCCGAGGTTCTTGACGGCCTGGGTCGCCTCGTCCTTCGCCCGGAGCTCTACCTGCAGGCTTGCGTCCGCCACGTCGTTACCTCTACGTAGGCTGGGATCAGCGCTGTCGGTCGATCCTCGCCCGCTCGTCCTCGATCACCTGCACCGCCGCCACGAAGGCCGCCGGCTGGTTCCCGTGGCCCCCCTCGTTCGGAGGGATGCCGTAGGACACCAGCCACCGGTAGGCCGTGAGCACCTGCCCGATGCGGGGCTCCTTCCGGAGCTCCTTCAGCGGGCACCGCGTCAACGGGTAGCGCTTGCCTCGCATCTCAAACACCGCGAACGGATACGGGGTCGGCTCGTCGCAACCCCACGACCGGCGAAGCTCGGGGCTCTGCTCGCACCGATCGCACGACATCGGTAGGACCCCGTCCGCCAGCCCTACCGCCAACCTCAGTTTTTTTCCTCGTCCTCCGTCAGCCGTGCACCCGCCTCGATCGCGAGCGCCAGCTCCTTGGCCTCCTCGATCGGGATCTGATCGATGGTCACCTGGGCGGGTTTATCCGACGCACCTTGCGTCCGGAACGGAACCTGCTCGCCCCGCTCGTCAACGACGTTCTCCCAGCCGACCAGGCCTTCTTTCAGGATCTCGAGCGTCGCCTGCGCCGTTCGGAAGCCGAAGACCCCATCTTGGGTCATGGTCGCTTGCGAGTCCTGGATCCGGGCCACGACGCTCGTCTTGAGTGGGCGCAAGAAGAAGATGCTCCGCCGCTCCTTCGAAAGTTCACGCTCCCGCTTGAGCACGTAAGGGATCCGCTCCGCGTTGCTGACAACGATCAAACATCACCTCCTACACGTCCCACTGCACGATCACGATCTCGTCGTCCCCCGGTGTGTTGATGGAGTCCACCGACACCCCGTAGCTCACCGGCGAGAGCGCGAGGCCCGTTCGGTCCCCGTCCCCGACGTCGGTTGACTGCGCCCGCGGCGCGAAGACCTCGATCTTGTTCCCCGCGACCGTGCCAAGCGTAAAGTCCATCGAGTACGTGGTTCCGGCGAACCAGTTGTTGTAGAAGTCGTGCGAGGCCACGAGCACCGTCTCCGGGTCAAACGACCCGTTAGGGTCACGGTCCGTGATCCGCACCGAGAGGGCCCCCTCGGCCGAGTTAGCGTCCGTTCTCACCCCAAGCTGGTTGTTCATGGCGAACGAAAAGGCTCCGAAGACCGGCGAGTAGCTCGAGCCATCGTCGATCGCGAAGGCGACGTTCTGGAACTTTGGGGGCGTCACCTCCTCGAACGTGATCCCCGTGAGCAGGGGCGCGTCTGCCACCTCCTCCTCGACCCCCTGCCAGGAGAAGGTAAGGAAGGCCGGCTCGCCAACGTTGGTTTCGATGCCCCAGGTCCCACGGGATCCACGTATGATCTTCCGGATCCCGTCTTCGTACGTCCCGACCGTGTAGCTCGTCCCGTCGCCAGCGCCAGCCGAGGAGTCCGGCCAATAGGAGACGCCCGCGTCCACCGCCGAGCTCGCCGTAAAGGTGGCCGAGGAGTAGTCGTCGTCGACGACATGGGTCCCGTCGAACGTGCCCGACGTCACCCCCACGTAGAGAAAGCTCGCCGAGCTCGCGTCGGTGTCCTTGAGCACGACCCCGGTGGCGAGAGACGTTGCCTGCAGGACCGTGGTCCCGTGCGAAAAGGTCCCCGACCCACCAGAGATGCCGACCTTCCAGAGCTCCAGCTCACGCATCCCGCAACCCTGTAGGTCGGTCCCCCAGGAGGGAGACGTCCCCGTGGTTCCGGAGCCCTTGAGCTCGACCCGGTAGGCCGTGGTCCCCGTACGGATCCCGGGGATCTGGACCAGGGGTGACATCGCCGCCCGTGCCGGCGTCCGTTTGAACATGTTCACGGAGTGCGTGGTCGACGGTTCGTAGACCAGGATCCCCGCGTTGGCCGCCGCCACGCTAACGGCGGTTCCCTCCGTGCTCTCTACCTTGCGCACCACCTGGCGCACCCGCATTAGACCCATGGTTTCTCCTCCCTAGGTCGTGATGCCGAACAGGATCTCCTCGACCTCGATCTGCACCCGATAGCGCGTAGGCTCGACCAGCGTCCAGTCGAGCGTATCCGTCGTAAAACGTACCGTTACCGGTGATCCGACGTCCGCCGGGGTCATCGAGAACGTTCCCGCCGCCCCGAGCGCAGCTTCAAACTCCGAGACGAGCTGGTCCTTCTCCGTCGCCGTCGCCAACTCCCAGGTCAACCGCCACCGACGAAGCCGATCCGGCTGCCGGAGCCGGCGCTGCCTCGGGGCCCAGGGGTCGTCCGTCGTCAAGACGTCCCAGATTCGCTCCTCCTGGATCGGGAGCTCCTGGGTCGGGATCGTCATACCTTCGTCTCCGCGTCGAGCACCTGGTGCCGATAGTGGATCCGGTAGCGCTTCACCGTCACGAGCAGGGCGTCGGTCTCCTCGGTGTAATCCTCCTCCCCCTCGTCGATCGTATCCACCGCGTACCCGCCCCGGGTGTGGTCCACCTGGAGCGCGTTCTCGACGTCCTTGAGGAAGGCCGTCAGGTCCGCGGTCTCCCCGCTATGATCGTCGTCGATGATCAGGATCAAGGGTACCGTGAGCTGCACCGTCGAGGCCGTGATCGGAACCTGGGTCTTCTCCGTCGAGGTGGTTCCGAACATGATCGCCGGCTTCTCCCTCACGTTCGGGAGGGGGATCGGACGCCGATAGACCCGCGCCACGTCGGTATCGTATCCGCTCCCGGTCGTGACCCCTTGGAGGGTCGTCTCGAGGTTCGCCAGGATCTGCTCTTTGACGGAGGCGCCCAAAGCTACCACCCACCCCGCGGAAAGCGCCGCGGACGCCGTTCGGGCCAGGGCCCAGGCCGCGTCTAACAATGTAACACCTGGAACCGCCAGCGCCCACCCTGCCAAACGGGAATACGTCCCGGAAAGCGACAGGGCCCACCCGGCCGTCAGGGGATCGGTCTTCGTGAGGGCGAGGGCCCAGCCGGCCGTCAGGTCGTCGGTCCCCGTGAGGGCGAGGGCCCACCCGGCCGTCAGGGGATCGGTCTTCGTGAGGGCGAGGGCCCACCCGGCCGTCAGGGGATCGGTCTTCGTGAGGGCGAGGGCCCACCCGGCCGTCAGGGGATCGGTCTTCGTGAGGGCGAGGGCCCACCCG